AGGAAACTATGTCAAGCAATTTTTCTTTAGTCAGTGCAAAACGAGACATTTTCCATGTAACTCGCAGAGCACGAAGTTCGTTACCTAGTTCAACACCGGGCTTCATTCCACGATCCAGCAGGTCTTGCCCTGTAACTGGAAAGACAGGAATATCCCACTTGTTGATTTGCATCATTGTGGTCCAACCATAACCCATGGTACCAGCCATATCTATCACCCATTGACGAGGAATACCATCAACCAGCATACTATGCCAATCAAAACTTACACGGTTGCGGTTATTAACCAACCACCTCAGTTGCTTTGATTCATCGCTAGACAGCTTCCAAGTGGACAGGAACGAATCGATGTTAGTTTCATCGACCATAGTAGACAAGGCACCAATCGGTGAAGTCTTAGCTTTTGAAAACTGACGTGTCGAGAACTGTCGCTTTTTGAGACCCAGAGTTTTTAAGACACCATAAACATACATGCAATCCAGAACTTCATCACAAAACGGACTAACAACCAGCTTCTGCATTTCCAGCCAATAGCGTTCAACAGAGATGCCCTTCAGACCATCAAGGTTCCACTTGGTGCAGATTGCCTTGATTTCATCCAAGCACTGATCGATGTTACCAAAACGTGCCATGAAACGGAAGTAGCGCAGGATACGCAGATAGTCTTCCTTGACACGTGCATCAGCATCACCAACAAAGCGAACACGTCCTGCTTCTAGGTCAGCCTTACCACCAAAGTAGTCGTATACAGTACCATTGAAGTCCATCGACATTGCATTGATTGTCAGGTCACGTCGAGATGCATCTAGTTCGAATGAACGAGTATATTTTACAACTGCATGGCGACCATCAGTTTCAGCATCAATCCGAAGAGTCGTCACTTCAAACTGTTCACCAGCAACCACAATCGTGATAGTGCCGTGTTGCAGACCAGTAGGAATGTATGCGAAATCCATGATCTTACAGATGTTGATCATTTCTTGAGGTGTTGCATTGGTGCAAAGATCAATGTCTTTTGGCTCTTGCTTCAAGATCATGTCCCGAACAGCACCACCAACGATGCGGATTTCATAACCATGCATCTTAAATGCATCAGCCAGTTCTATAAGATTCACACTAAACATAACAATTGCTCCATTCTTACATATCGAAGCGATCTAGAATTTTTTCATAAATGTCTAGTGCTTCATGATCGGAGGCAACATTAGCACACTCTCGAATGATTTGTAAAGCAAAATCTTCTAGGAGTTCGCTGATATCATATCCTTCCATATAAGGGGAAACGATATCACCATCACGGAGAATGGACCATCCACTTTCTTTTGCAAATTCTACTAAACGTTCGTTCATCACTTTACCCCAAATGTTTCTTTCACCTGCCAGATGGCAAAGTCTAGATCACCATCACAGTTTTCCATTATATACAAACATTCACGAACAATCAATTCTGAAAATTCGATAGCAGAAATAAGTTGCTCGTTTGGAAACCCACCTTGATAGTGGGTTTCCATATACAAGCCAACCTGCTCACCAATTTCCTTGATGCGCTTATTGATCATACGCTTTCTTTCCTCAAGTACACACCTTCAGAGTAGTATCCATTGGAACTTCCGTACCAGCGAACATCTACATAACCCTTGATAGTAGCAAACTTGTAGAAGGTCCAAGTGTATGATTCTTCATACTTATAGAGCGGACCTTCATCATCGCTGCTAACTTCTTCAGAAAGCAACAAAGGCACACCGACTAGATCGTCAATATCACCAACGACACTTTCGATATACACGCTCTCACAACAGTCCTGTGGGTGATAGAAGATGTAACGCTCTTGCTCGTTTTCAAACGTCAGCGTATCATCATCTGAATATACACGAGTGAAGGTCTTGCCTTCCATTTCCTTAATATCAGTCTGATTATACCACATAGTAAATTCCTTAGTCTAGAGGAATGCCGGGATCAACCGTCAAACCCTTACGATGATTATCCGTCACACAAAAAGATGTGATAGCGATAGACTTGTTGACAAATTTCTTTGAAACTTCACCAGCCGCCTGTACACACTGCACACGATTCTTGAAGGCAAACTCTTCCTTCTGAATGAATTCGCCATCAGCATTAAAGAACCACAAAATCAACCAAATCTTAGACATAATCAAACCCTTCCATAAAACTGTGTCTGTATCGTGTTCTTATGCCAGAACAGATACCAGCAGCAATTGTCTTTACCGACAGACTTGCTACCTTCAATCCACTTTACCCTACCGATACTAACGACCTTTTCAAGTCGTGTCAAGTAGGGAGTTGCTTGCCTTGTATGCATCCAATCTGCATCAAACAAAAGCCATGTAGGCAACTGATTGCTAAGATTTTCAATTATAGGATGAAGTATCTTTCTATCCCATGGCGGATTAGTAATGAAGTACTGATTACCTCCGTTAGGGTTGAATTTCATGGTAGTTGCATCACCAACCCTCGCCATAGGCCATACTGGTTCAATATCAACACCCCATGTACACCTATGCCCATGCGCCTGTAGATGATCGATAAGGCGACCATCACCAGCACAAGGCTCAATGAAGACAGTACCCGCTGCTAAGTGTGGTAGCAACGGCAGCACTGCCTTCATCGGAGTGGGATAATAGTCTCTCTCAACTCTCTCGAAATCTGAACGCTTACCCAAGACCGAGTGCCTTCTTTTCAGCGTCAGTAAGCTTTGCAAGAGCTTTTGTTCTTACTGCATCTTGCATTTTTTGCAAATCTTCTTCAAAAATACGCTTACGATCAGCTTCCTGATGCTTTTCCCACCAATTAGCCAGCTTGCGAGACATGCTGCTATATGCATTATACACAATGCGCTGCTTATGTAGCTCATTCATAACAGTGAGAAGTTCACAGAGTTGAGGAACAAAATCCTTCCTGCAATAGATATCCTTGGCAGCAGCCTTAACATCAGCAGGAACATTCAGGTTCATTTCAAACAAGGCATACTCATAAAGCTGTGCAGTTTCCTGCAACAGCCTTTGCTTTTGAGTAGGGTCCATATAATCACTACGACACGGCATAATCAATTCCTCTCAATCTTCTGGTACTTGTTGTCTTCGTCTACCAGAACATAGATGCGAATATCATCATTGCGCTTGTAGATATTGTTGAAGTCCATCTGATAATAGTTTTCATAACCATAATCTTCATCAATGGCACGAAACGTGATCTTATATCCTTCATCGACCTTATAACGATTTTCATCAATTACACATTCGGTAATATCATAGGGATCATCACTGCTAGTGAATGCCATTGGGATACCGAAACCCTGCAAAGAGTGAAGCTTACGCATAGGCATGAAAAACCGGAGATTCTTCGCACCATATTCTGCAACTAGCTTTTCAATATACATAATTAAGCTTCCATCTTTTCAAAACCAAACGAAACAACTTTGTAAGCTTCGCCATCAACAATCATGATATCACGAACCGAAGTGGAACGATGACCAATGGTACGGCCAAAGTGATTAGGAAGCGGTGCCAGAACCTTGACATTCGGATTGAAGTCAGGGTTTTCATAAACACGGCCTTCCATCACAAAGTCTTCACCCTGCGACCACGAACCATCAAGATTGTTGGTCCAGCGATATGCGTACTCAAGACCAACGTCAACATCAGTACCATCATAAGTGACAGCAGCAACTACTTCCCACTTGTTGATTTCGAAGTCAGTGTGGATAACCATGATCTGCATTTTGAATTCCTTCTTTGTGTCTCTCTATAAAGAGACAGTAGTTGATTCGTTGATTCGTGTCAACAATTAATTTTAAAAATTGTTTCGTGCGTAACGAGCGACTTCAGCCCTCTTATAGAATGCGTACCAATCCTTGAAATCCTTCACGGTCTTGGCAGCAGGTACAGTCATCTTAAGACCAGCTTCCTTGAAGCTCTGCTTGAGAAGATCACCATGTTCCTTACCCATAAACTTGGCGACAAAGGCAACAAGGCACTTACGGAAAGTAGCATCATGATGACGATGACCATTAGTATGAGCCAGTTCATGAAGCAGGATGTAGGCATTCATGCCGTTGCGACCAAGCACAATACGGTTGCTATAAGCCATACCGCTGTAGCGAGTCATTTTGCTGGAATATTCAATTGTAGGAGCACGGTTGCTAACACGATTGGTTTTGTGCTTTTCCCATACACTGGAAGCAAACACCTTGTCAGCAAACTTCTGAGCTTCTTCTACAGTATAGAAGACGGTACCACGACCATACATCGCCATGAACTTGTTCTCAGCATTGTAGGTCTTCTGACGGGTGCTGTCACGAAGGGTATTACGCCCCATGTTAAGAACCATGTTCTTCTGCTTGGCCTTTGCGACATACTCAGCATAAAGGTCTGCAACCCGATAAGTCACACCATTTTCATGGGCGATATCTTGAATTTGATCAGAGTTAAGAAAAATCGACATAGTGTATATCCTTCCGTCTTGTTGAGGTGATTATACACTATGCCGATATGGAGTCAATAATTATTTTCAAAAGATTTCGCACGATCTTCAGGTGTCGAAACACCGTCATACGATTTCATCCATGCCGTAACAAGGTTCCTCGCAGTGGCCTTGTCATGTCCAAGTTCAGATACAACATAAGATGTTGCACCAAACATGTTGACTTGTCCAGACTCACGAAGTTCGTCAAGAAACTCAAAGGCTTCTGCAAATTGTTCAAAATCATATTCCATATCAGTTCTCCATACAAGCCTTCAGAAGGGCTTCACTCATACCAGTAGCAAGGACCATTTCCTTGAGCATAATGATCTTGGTAGCAGCACGTTCGACAATCTGCCAATCTTCAAGAGCTTCGCCGTCACCATTATAACCAAAAAGAGCCATGGTAAGGTCTTCCATAGGAAGGTCCAACGATTCACGATATTCACGATCACTTTTCATTTCAAATTCCTTTAAAAGTCGTAAACTTCTTTTTTGATAATCTCAGTCAATTTCCATTGCTTGGTCATATTCTTTTTATGGTTTTTGGCAAGGTCTTCGTTGAAAAATACAGCGTCAACCTTACCATTCACCATTACAATATAAACTATCATGCCGCCTCGCTGTATTTGTAGGGCTTATTCCACTTACCAATGTTCACATCGATAAACCAACCAGCATCAAAATAGTCAACTTCAATACGGCTGTTATTCCAGTTACCTTTGTTCATGGCTTCGATCACTTCAGACAGACAAGCCTTAGCAACACCATCAAAATGCTCATGAAACCAATAACGATTAACCGTAATGTGATCACACTCATTTTTGCTGTCACGAAAATAGTTTTCGCAGAAGTTGATATTGCCTTCAGTGATATTGAGCACCAGAGTGCTATGGTTCCGGATACTGAGAGTACCCTTAACACCATACTTCTTCAGGATGTTCTTCACAACCGGAGCAATTGCCTTCTTCATCTCTTGGTTCATGTAAGCCATGTCAATGTTCCTTCTCGTCTTGTTGAACCTTATATAAAATGATTCGTGATTCGTGTCAACACAAGAATGCAAAAAAATCCCCCAGATTTCTCTGAGGGATTTCTTTAGACTTTGGCTTGAAGCTCAAGGTAGAAGCGGTTGTATTTCTCCATGCGGATAATATCCTTTTCCGTAACCCCCTTGAGTCTGCGAATGTCTGTGTTGTGACGAAGGTCAGCCATCTTTACCTTCATCGCATCTTCATTGGCAAAAACACGTTCCTTATACTGATCGTAGCTTTCACCCGGCATCTTGGTGAGTGACTTCACGCCATTGATCACACGTTCTGTGCACCCGATACTACGAAGGTCATCCCAAGTCGTTTTGGTATCCTCTACCACGTCATGAAGAAGAGCCATACACTGAAGTTCTTCATCATCACTCTTGAGATAGTGCATAACCTTCAAAGGGTGAAGAATGTATGGCTTGCCACCACGATCAAACTGTCCTGCATGTGCATTGGTTGCCAGTACAAGGACTTTACCTAGAAGTTCACCCTTTTTCATATTTACCACCTTACTTCGTAGCCCTCAGATACAGGGAATGTAAACCTTTTAAGGTCTTTGACTTCATCCATCATAGCGTTACCACTGTAGTTATGATAGATGCGGCCTTCAATGAAAATGCCATCTTTATAGATGTTACAACCATAGTCTGGCCATTTCGGATTAACTGGTGTTGCGAAGGTTGCATATTCCATCTTATTCACCTTTCAGTTCACGAATATCTGCTTCATAACCAACAACTACACGCTTCAGTCGTTCGACATGATCGGCATCGCTATCAGGGTTATTGATGATAACATTGTAGTTATCGACGTTAGCCTGAAGAGCATTGATGAGGTCTTGAATGGTCATTTCGTTTACCTTCCGTCTTGTTGACAGACATATAAAACGACTCGATTTTAATGTCAACTCAATTTTATTTGAAATGTTTCTTTAATCGGAACTTGTCTAACAAATTCACCCTGTTGCTTACGATTATCCCATGATTTTAATTCATGTTTGAGGACAGTGCTATCCTTGATAATAACCGCTCTGGTGCATTCCTTGTTCATCTGAACATAAAAAACCTTGTACTTATCAGCCATCTCATATGGGATGCCATCCAAAAATTCTTGGTCTCTAAGCCATTGATGTTCTTTACGTTCGATGCAGTTTACTTTATCGAAAGGGAATGGATTGTTTCCCTGCCAGTTTCCATGACGAACTTCTAACTCCCAACAAGCAGTAACTTTCCCGTCTTCATTAATAGAAAGAACATCAATACCATATGGGTTAGGATTTTCGATATGGGTTAGGTTAGGAAATGTTTTGTTTAGAGACCTTATCATTGCCTCCTTGGCTAGAGGATCATAAATGCTTTTTTCATTATAATCACAATCCTTATGGTTTCCCTTCATACCACGTCTGATTTCAACGGTCTTCTTATTGATCATAAATCGCCTTCCTTACGATTCTCACTGTAATAAGGATCAAAATCACCGCCGGGGTAACGTGCCTTCAGCTTCTCGACATTCTCAGCAATCACTTCATTTGGATCAAGACCCAAGGCATTACAGGCATTTACCCAATACCATGCGATATCACCAAGTTCACGCTTCATGTGCCAGATATTATCATTATTCAGAGGCTTACCCTGAAATAGAATCTTCTTGACGATTTCCTGAAACTCTCCACCTTCACTACCAAGACCAAAACCGCCTGTCATCAGCAATGCAATGTTCACAGTTTTATTTTGATCAAGTTCACGAAGACGTTCAATAAGAGTGTCCAAATCCTTACTAGCCATTGATGCTAGTTCGAATGTGAAGTCTGCGTACTTGTTTAGATTAATGTCACTCATTTTTCAAACCTTTCATGATATTCTGCACAAATCTTCTTTGCCTTTGGTAGATAGTCCTTAGCTTTACGGACAAAGATTTGTGCTTCGTTTAGTTCGTCTACACCAATGGCAACGACGATGTTCGGATATAGCAATCCGGTTCTCTCCCAAAGCATGTATGAGTACATGGATGTTTGGAGAAAATAGTTCTCAATCCAATCTTCTCTTTTTTCTTTTTCAGATGTTTTGAAATCAATGATGGATGGCATTCCACGATAATCAGCCACCAGATCGACAGAACCAGCAGTCTTTAGAGTATGTGAGTATAACTGACCCTCAGAGCTTCGAATGTTGTTGACGTTATCTCTGACAAAGTTTCTCAGTTGATTGTAACAACGAGTTGTCAGAGGCATTTCACCAGACATATCGACGGGTTGATTTAACACATACTTTTCACAGATTGCATGGACCGCTGTACCACGAGCAGAAGCTTGAACAAGCTTTCGATTCGCTTCCTCTTCGCCAACTCTTTCTTTCCATCTTACAAGGAAAGACTTATCTGACATGGCACTAAGGATTGTTGTAACAGATGGATACTTCTTACCATCAGGCAATTCATAGTATCTTTTCGGTCCATTAATCTGTCTAAGACTTTGGAGTTCTATAAGGTCAAGTTTGAACATTACTTGTCATTGTAGTCCCAAAGATTGGCAGAGGCTACATCCTTTGCCAGATTCTCTTCAATCGCATTGAAGACAGAAGTAGCCACTTCAATCTGATGAAAATAGTTTTCATTCTGATCATAATGTTTAATCATATAACGCTGTATAAATTCACGCTTATCCATATTTAATTCCTTCATAAAAGTTCATCAATTTCTTCCTGAGTGGCAGGACGTACACGGTCATAGTACCACTCTTCATCATCATCTGTATAGCCCCAATCACCCTTGATGTATTCGCCATGAACACCTTCAAAAGTCCAGAACCCTTCACATGGAATATCATGTTGATGGAGATATACAAAATATCGAATACCAATACCTTCTTCTACCCAAAACGGAGAAGCATGACTATCATAGGTATAGTTATCAACTGCCCAACCATAGTTGTCACACTTGTCAACAACTTCTACTGTGATATTGCCCTTGTCCCTATACGAAGGAAGTTCGTATTCTTCGGTATCTTCAATTGCAGTAATTTCCATCAACATGATTTAATTCCTTATCAATATAGACCTAATTCATACTCAGCGATAATAAACGACTTCACAAAGCCAGAACGCACAATGTCATCAATACCAAACTGAACGGTAGTCATGAAGCCCATACGTTCGAACACTTTCATCATATCCTTAAGACCGGACACTTCGTTGTAGCGAGTTGAAGACAGGTCATCCTGCTTCGTATCACCGCAAAGAATCACCCTACTGTTATCTCCGGTTCTTGTCAAGACAGTTCTCAACTCGACATAGCGTTGATTCTGAACTTCATCAACTAGGATGATTGCGTCTTCGATTGTGGTTCCACGAAGGTATGATGTGGTGTGGAATTCGATGATTCCTTTTTGCTTAAGTATGTCATAAGCATCATCACGGTTGAACAACTCGCAGCAGATGGCTCTATATGCTGCTTCGAAAACTTCGCCTTTTTCTTTGACATTACCCGGTAGAAATCCTTGATCTTTAGAAGACTGTGTATTGCGAATAATAACCAACTTTTTTAGCTTGGTTCTCTCATTCATGATTTGGTTTAGAGCGAGAAACATGGAAATGAATGTCTTGCCAGTACCAGCACAACCATGTAAGAACAAATTTTTACCATCATCATAAGCATCAAATGTTTTTAGTTGATTGTCTGTGATAGGATATATTTCTTTCAAATCAAAGTGTTGTTGCTTGATAGATGGCACGAGTTTTATTGTTCCTTTTTCAGCTAGTCTTTGTTGTCTTTTAGTTAAACGCTGAGTGCTTCTGGCTACCATATTGGCTCCTAGTGTTGTTAGTGTTATCACTGAAGCATAATCTATACGATTTTCTAAAAAGGCTGCTTTGCTCTTGCTTTGTTAACAGCTTCCCTAGTCTTGGTTTCTTTGATACCCTTATTCCCATGTGTCTGGGCAAGGGGTGAGTGTGGGTTTGCATCAGCGACACGAGAAAGCATGTCGTTGAAACCACCATCGGTCTTATGTGTTACGCCTGAAATACCAGATATGAAATTTGGCGCACACGGTACTTGTTCGATATTGGAATCTTGGAGACGAGATTCACGACCAGCGAAGGACAGGAATTCATCCCATTCTTCGCCAGTTGTTTTATCTCTAAAGGTATAAGTTGGCATTAATATTCATCCAAGTCCATGAGAGAATCAATGTTGCGAGTTTTGATCGCATTTTTCATTCTTTTTAGCTTTCTGCGTTCTTTCAAATTATCGTGATATCCATTGTAATCATCGTCATCATGGAAATCATCGAACTTTGTGCGTGAAAACTTCTTACTCATAAATGCTCCGGTAATGTTAAAAAAGGTTTGGAAATGCCTTTAGTACGGTCTTTGCGGTTAATCCTTCGAACGGAAGCTTCTTATCCTTTACAGCGATAAGCATCTTTGCATCTTCAGGGGTTACTGTTTGTAGCAACTCAAGAAACATAGCTTCTCTCTTGAGAGGTGTCAAATTGTTGTTTCCACCTTCAACAAAAAGGTACAAACGTCTTGCTTCAAGGTATAGCGAATTTTCCATGTTTGGATATTCACAAGGTGTGTAAGGGGCATCACCTTCTGGAAGAAGCCACTTAAGCTTAGGATCAAACGCACCTTGTAGGATTGTTCTGATAGCAAAATTGTCATTTGCTTGTAAGCATTTAATTTTTTCTTCCTCATTCGGTAACTTCGATGCGAAATCCAAAATCCATGCGATTGATTTACGTGCCATTATATTTTCCTATTAAAATTCATTAATGTTTTCAATGAGATGTTTGAGTTTATGTTCGATGAAGTAGTTAAAAAGATCATTTCTGCTTTTCTTTACTTCTTGTTGTTTAGAATATTCTTGTTTGATGGATTCTTTGATATCCTCTGGGATCAGGGATAGATCAACCATCTGCTTATTTCGATTGTAACGCTTCAACATTACTTCATCACAAAAATGTTCAGGCTTCTGATTGACCCATAGGTCAACCTTTGCATCTCTTAGTTGCTTCTGCCTGACACCAACCACAAAACAATCGTCTTGTGAAAGGAAATTGGGTACACCATCACCTCTGTCGCCACGCAAGATATGCTCACGTAGATAGCGATCAGGATCACGTTCTTCTAGATATTTTTTGCGGGTGGGATCGTACTGCTTGACGTTGACATACGTCTGCAACTGGCGAAAGTCTTTATCGCCAGAAACAATCAAGATTCTTTCGACAGTGTTTCCATGCTCGTGTACGAGAGTGCCAATGATATCATCAGCCTCTGCTCTGTCGATATGAATAACTTTGTAGGGGAAATATTCTTTGAGTTCGTCACGAACCTTATTGAGAACTTCGAATACGGTGTTCCAATCGATTTCTGACTCTTCACGGTCTTTATGACGATTCGCCTTGTAGTAAGGAAACATCTCCTTACGCCAACTACGGCGATCATCACAAGCAATGATCATCTGACCATACTCATTACGAAACTTGACATTGTAACTACGTATAGCATTCAACACCATATGACGTAGAAGGTCTTCTTCTACTGGAATGTTAGTATGATTTCCAATCGTTGCCATGAACGTAGAAATCATCGTTTGAGATAGATCGACTATAAACACATTATCATACCTTATATTTCATCATGTATTTAGTCTTCTGTGTACTCACTGTCAAGACTTTTCGACATAATATTTTCAGTTTGCTCAATTGCATCTTCATCACTGACAAAAAGTTCTTCAGCAACATTATGTAATGGGTGGCTCATGCCTACTGATCTAAACAGAGCCGCCCTCATAGATTCAACCAACATACCCGTAGTCTTAAAGCAGTCATCGTTGTTTAAATTAAATCCTTCTTCATAACAACGACTGAACACAAATGATAGAGTTTCATCAATGACATATTCAATGTGTTCCTTTCTTGCTTCCATGACCTTTGCTTCAACTTCTTCTCTTGTTTGAAGCGGGATATCTCTCTTAGCCCTTGGGAACATCACTACGTTATCTGTCATTTAATTATCCTCAATAAGATTACATCTTCGTTGATGCGACCAGTTGGCACAGTTGTGTTAGTCTTAATGCCATCCATGAATGACCTAAGAGCAATCTTACCTGCACCAAGCAATTGAGGCAATACTTCCTGTGGTTTGCGTAGACGCTTAGCGACAGACTTCTTCTCATCAAACTGAGTAATAGTCGTTCCCTTTACTGACAAACCACCATCATCAATTGCATGATACACTGATAGCTGTCTATATTTAGTGTTGTAAACCCACAATGTTTGAGCCTTGATGATATCGACAGGATTGATACTGACCAACTTCTGCTCAGTATCTTCCTTCTTGAACTTCATCTTTTCAACCAACTTAGCGGCTGGCTTAACCTTGATAGCACGTGGCTTACGCACCTGACGAGTAATCTTCATGTTCGAATGATAGCGATTGGCATCATCCACCAGTCCCTTATGGAACTTGAGCCATGACTTATACTTTGCTGTCGTTAGGTGCTCATACCCTTCCTTAGAGACCAACTCTTCATAAAGAGCGGTGACATAAGTTAGGATCAGATTCATGCCAACAGGGCTTGGCTTTTCTGTCTGTAGGAAATTGTACAGTGAGAAGTTTTCATCCACCCCATCAAAGGTAAATAAATCAATATGTTCGTCTAGCTTACCACGAAGCTCACGTGCCTTAGCAGCGATCTTTTCTTGAATGTTGACAACAACCTTAGGTGTTTCGTCTTCTTTCTTTTCACGCTTGCCAAATGACGCATTCTCTTCGATGCGAGAATTGAAATTCTGCATTGTTTTTTCAGGAAGTTTCCATCCCTTAAGCATGAGTCTAGCTAACCAACCTACAGTGGTTACTGTACGAATGGCTGGTGCTGACTTAACGTTAGAGATGAGAGTTTCAGAATAGTTAGTTTTATTCATGTATTCCAACAACCAAACCTTAGCTTGATCGGTGTCATAATAATAATTATACCAACTTAGTGCTTTACTAAAGCGAATATCTGATCCATTAACGATGACAACATCATCTTCTGGTTCTGGACCTGTCCAGCGTTCGTCTGCAAACTTTGGGCGGCGAACTACTGTCTTTTTCTTTACTGTCTTTAACATACATTCCTCATGGACACTATAAGTCGATTGGTCATATTACAGCATCCATGAGGCATGTCAAGGAGTTTCTATACGTATCAGGATGTTTTATACTGAAAGAATTGTCCCTCAGGTTTTGGCAATGCACGTGGCATGGCCAATAGAGAGGTCAATAAACTTTCCCACTGCATTGCACGAATATTCCAGTTGTAATACACGTTAGCATATGCAGTCTGTGATGATAGGCGAGACTGTACACCTTCTTCCCAGAAACCATTGATAGAACTATCAAGAACACTGTGGAAGATCGAAGCATGATGATTTGGGTCTTCATGCCATTGATACATGTGCGTCCAGTTTGCCGCTGTCTCATAGAGTGCAGCAAAGTTAGGATGCACACACATCAATCCAGCAGACATGCCTTCCATAAGCGTGATACATGACGTTTCGGGCCAAGTTGATGGATACGCCAAGATGTGGGTTTTTTTGAGATTATCTCGTAGAGTTGCGTTTGGTACGGTTCCATGATAATTAATCTTTGGATGATTTCTACACTGCTCAAAGAGAGGTTCGAATTCCTTATCACGTTGTTCCCATCCATAGAGCTTGAATGAAGAGTACACATCAAGTTCGATGTTGTCATACTTTTCACATAGCTTATCAAATACAGGTACAAGGATGTTCAAACCACGATGCGGAGTTGACCAATAGGCAAGACGAATCGTACCATCATTTGGCTTCTCATGATCTTCGATAGGATCGATAGCATTCTGCATGACCACGCAATGTGACCATGGAATATTATAGGTTTGAATATATGCTTGCATCTGCCAGTTTGATGCAAAGATGATACGATGGAAGTTCTTCCATCCACCGTTAGCTAGATGAAGTGATGCAGGATCATTTGGTAGATCATGACACCACAGTAGACGAATCTTTGTCTCATCGAATTCTTCTTCGATACGTGAGACAAAGATTTGAAAATTTGATAGAAGGTCTTTAGGAAGACGTTTCTCAAGGCCATACTTCATAAGTTCGGTACCACCCATAGCATTTTTTGCCAGAGTGTCCTTACCAAAAATGTTCAACTCACTCATTCTTGACCTGCATTTCCATAGATATTTGCAGTTGCATTCTTTGGGTTGCCGTACAGTGTGTTTGCACGTACCTTAATGAAGAGCATATTGCTTGATGGACCGGGAACAGTAATCCAAGGATTTTTACCTGCTCTCCAAGCATCTAGCTTGTTGATAGCCTTCTCAACATCTGACTTATCACGGCGAACAGCATTAACTGCCCAACGACCAATCGAACGGCGCTGACCCTTTGAGACATAAGTCTTGCGCTTTACTTTTTTACCCATATTTAACATCACCTTTCATATTTAACACCACTACTGTTATATACCCTATAGGGTATATTCTGTGTTTATACCCTATAGGGTATATACGATCAATCTATTTTCTTGTCAAGTATAAACAGACTATTTTCTCTGTCAATGTACTTATATTCTACTTTTACAGGCTTGAATTCTTCAATTGCTTCAAAAACATCACTTATATTTAAAGTACTGCAAGTATACACATCAAGTTGCATAAGTGCTGGTTCGTCTTCATCCCATACATGCATGGCTATATGACTCGTCTCAATGATAGTAACTGCGGTCAAACCACGATTACCAACCATATCAGAATACACTGCATATGGCCCCATGAGAATTTTCATTCCAATCTTATCCACAAGTTTCTTCATCCATTCTTGGATGGCTTCTGCACATGTTGGTGGATTGTTTAGTTCTGCTCTTACGATCAGATGCTTGTGCTCTAGTACCTTAGACAACTCATGGGATTCCTTTTTAAAATATGTTTTTTAAGAATTGTTTTAAAATATTTGATCCACCGATTCGAACATTTATGATACCATTATAATAATCATCGGTTTCTAACACTCTACGCTCAAACTGTTCTCTTGCTTCCAAATAGCTGGCAATACCTCTACTTGGACAGAAGTATAAGATTTCACGAGTAAAATTTTCAGGACCAAGTTGTTCTATATCATACTTCAGTCGATCACTAGACCCCCAATACTCTCGCCAATCACTTTCTTTGGTAGAACGTCTTTTGTTCTTCTTACCTTTAAGTGGAGCCTTTGTCACCTTAAACTTTGCTAATTTCTTACCAACATATCTCATACCATTGGTTTTGTTAGTAATCAAGTAAACAAAGGCTTCACATCCTTCAGGTAAGTCAACTACTTCTTCATTTTTATATAACCAAGTCATACCATACTCCACTATTAGGTGGAGTATTTAGTATTCTTCCTCAGGGTCTTCTTCATCTTCTTCTTTGTCTTCTATCACAGAACCACAGAATGGGCAATATTCAATAGGCGCATCTTCATCAGATACGACACGAAACTCTGATAAACATCCCCCACATTCGTACCACTTCATTCTTGTCTTCCTTTTTTATTGTTTTAGTTGTTTCTTTACGGATTTTCTGGCTTCTTCCAGAGCTTTCAGATTGATCGCAGTATCATATAGTAAGTCAACATCATTATTGATCATAGCTACAGTGATTAGTTTCCAATAGTCACCAGCCATGCCATCAACAGCAGTATCTACATTAGCGTATGGCTGTATCACTTCATTTCCTCCACAACAATTTGTGTTGAAGATTCAGTACGAGTAATAATATTACCATGCTCATCTTCAAGAACGAGATGAACAGCAGTTGATTCCTTTTTGCGGGACCACTCCAACACAAAGTATCTCTTACCCAAATCATCCCACTTATCATTATCTAGACTAATATACATTAGCTTCTCCTATTGTACTCACGATACTCTTTATCTGTCATATAGAATATTCTAACATCAACCTGTTCGAAACGCTTAACGCCTTCTTCGATTTCATCATGCCATTGGCTATACGGTCTAGAAAAGCTAACAGGATAGTTCTTTTCATATTCATCTTCGACCTGATATATGATCAACATTTCATTGCTATCACAATCGAATGCAATATCTGTTATTCTATATATCGTTCCTTTGTAGTGTCTCCAAGTACTACCTTCGATGACACCAGCATGATTTGCTTTGTTTCTCTCAGAAAAAAGAGAGGTCATAGATTTCTTCATGATGCTGCCCATACGTCTTCCCAAGTTCCACTGAGAGCACCCTTAGCATAGTCTGTAGAGCGATTCTCAAAGAAGTTTGTGTGTGATGGAGCATTGATCATACCTTCAACCCATGGTAGAGGATTCTTCTTCACCTTAAAGATACCCTTTAGGCCAAGAGCAATCAGGCGACGATCAGCAATATAACGAATATACTTCTTGACTTCATCTGATGTTAGGTTCTGCATCGGACCCATTTCAAAGGAAAGATCGATGAACTTATCTTCAAGCTCTACCATCTTTTCAGCAATAGCATAGATACGTGCCTTCAACTCATCATTCCAGATTTCATTGTTCTCTTGAATGTATGTGCGGAATACCTTGATCATTGATTCGGCATGGATAGTTTCGTCAACGATTGACCATGTAACAATCTGACCCATACCCTTCATACGACCATGACGAGGGAAATTCAATAGCATAATGAATGAAGAGAATAGCTGCATACCTTCAGTGAAGGCTGAGAATGCTGCAATGTTAGCAGCAATCGTTTGCTTATCACCATCAACCACAGAAAGCTCTGTGATGTAGTCGTGCTTATCCTTCATAGCTTCATATTCAAGAAACTGTGAGTACGTAGCTTCAGGCATACCAAGAGTTTCGATTAGGTGTGAGTATGCAGCAATGTGAAGGGCTTCACGTGCAGCAAATCCTAAGAGCATCATACGCACTTCAGGTTGACGGAAGTGAGGCAGGTAGTTATTCACATAACCATCTGCAACGTCAATGTCTCCCTGTGTGAAGAAACGAAAGATGTTTGTTAGGAAGTACTTCTCTTCATTTGTAAGAAACTTCTTCCAATCCTGAAGGTCTTCAAGCATCGGTACTTCAGTATGAAGCCAATGACTCTGCTCATGCTTTAGCCAAGCATTATACGCCCACTCATAGCTGAATGGCTTGAAGAATGATCTTGTGTCGGTTAGACAGACTTCTTTGTTTTTCTTTACCATCATAGGTTCTCCGAATACCACTTAACTAAATCTGTGTATCCACCGACATATTGTCCATCAATCCAAATTTGTGGAACTGTTGTGATTTCAACAGGTGCACGTGCTTGTACAGTTTCCCATAGGATATCTGGTCCTACAGTATATTCGCTGTACTCAATATCTGCACCTGTCATGAATTCCTTTGCCTTAACGCAAAAGCCACAGTCTGGCTTTGAGTAAATAATTGCTTTCATTATATCATCCTTCGCAAGCTATGCAGGTATCGCCATCTACTAGGCTCTGCATGTCGATTTCTTTGATTACTTCACGCTCAATTCTCTTCGAAACCTTATCAGCCTTACCGATCTTTTCTGAGCGGCAGTAATAAAGTGTCTTAAGACCACGCTTCCAAGCAAGAAAGTGTACCGCATGTAGGTACTTGATGTTGGCAGTCGGTCTAAAGAATACGTTAAGTGATTGAGCTTGATCGATAAATTGTTGACGATCAGCCGCTAGGTCAATAACCCAACGTTGATCGATTTCCATTGCAGTCTTATATACTGCCTTGGTGTCATCGTCAAGCCAATTCAAGTGCTGCACAGAACCATCGTTAGCGATGATACTTGACCATACGTCATCGTACCAACCATCCTTATGATTCTCAGCTTCCTTGCTGATAATCTTGTCAAGATACTTATTCTTGTTCAAGAAAGCTCCTGACAATGTGTCTTGACGATAAGCATTTGCTGGCATTGGTTCAATAGAAGCTGACGTGTTACCCATGATCAATGATGTTGATGCATTAGGTGCAATCGCCATTGAATTGGAGAAGCGGCGACCAGTACCAACAGCATCAGGTGCTTCACCACGTTCTGCGCCTAGTTCAAGGTTAGCCTTTTCCATAGCATTATTGATAGACTTGAAAATCTTGATGTTGATTGCCTTGGCAACAGGACTTTCAAATGCAACATTCTTCTTCTGTAGATAGGCATGGAAGCCTAGAGCACCAAGACCGATTGAACGTTCTTGAGAAGCCGAATAGATTGCACGTGCTACATTACGATCAGCATTATCAATGAAGTACTGAAGAACGTTGTCAAGCATTTCAGCAACGTCACGAATGAACGGTTCAATGATACCATCCTTGCCCCATGAATCAAAATGATCTAGGTTTAGTGAAGACAAGCAACATACAGCAGTACGGTCCTTATCAGTTGGTAGAATGATTTCACTGCAAAGGTTGCTCTGATTGATACGCAAACCAAGAGCCTTCTGGAAATCCTTCATCAAACGATTAGACGTGTCGATGAAGTGAATGTATGGTTCGCCTGTCTGCATACGGATTTCAAGCAGTGACTGCCATAGGTGTCTTGCAGAAACTGTCTCACGAATCTCACCAGAATGTGGATCACGAAGATGCCACGAATCATCAGCTTCTGGATCAATCATGCAGCGTTCAATAACTTCCATGAAGTCATCTGTGATGTTTACAGCATGGTGAAGGTTCAAACAGCGGACGTTCGGATCACCAGTAGGCTTACGCATTTCAAGATACATTGTGATATCAGGGTGACTGATATTCAAGTATGTTGCATACGAACCACGACGAGTGCGGCCCTGACGATATGCCATAGAACCTGCATCGTATGTCTTAAGGTGAGGCATAACACCTGTTGACTTGCTGCCAGCAGAGCGGATACCAAAACCAATACCAACACCGCCGCCCATCATAGACAAGCGGCTTGTTTCTTCATAGTTCTTGACTAGACCTTCAGCAGTATCCTCAATGTAGTTAAGGAAGCAACTGATAGGCATACCATTGTTTGTACGACCAAACGATAGGATTGGTGTAGCGTATGATAGCCAATGCTTACTGGCATAGTCATACAGGCGCTGTGCGTGTGCATCGTTTGTAGCAAAAGCCCTTGAAACAAATGCAAATCTTTCTTGGGGTGATGTTTCGTCATCTTTCATGTACGATTCTTTTAGACGCTTCAGTCCAAGTTCATCGAAAAGTGCGTCTCTCCCTTTGTCGATTGTAATCCCAAGATAGGTTTCAGTTGTCATTTATTATTGCCTCTTATTCTTCTGCTTTGGTTAAAACGAATACGCCGGGGCTAACTTCTGTCCACTTGACAGAATCCCCGACCTTAAAATACTTTTCGAAAATGGGTGAAGATATGTAGTACTCTTGATTTTCATCATCGAATTCTACCGTTACTCTTTCACTCATTTTATTTCTCCATACAATGAATTCATGCGTCTGACATAATCAAGTTGAATTACGTCAAGTACTGCATTATCATAATATATCGGGAGCCTTAGACCTCGAATGAAATCTATATAGGTTTCACCCACTGCATATGACACAAACTTAATGTTTTTTATATTATACTCAGGACGCAACTTTTTAAGTTGATCTTTAAGATCATCTGCATATCGTTGACTATGAACAACCAGAACAATTGGCTTGTCTGGAATAGACATTAATAGTTTATAAGTCTTACCAGTCTGTCGCCCTTGATGTATGCAATAATTCACATACCTTAGTGGACTGTCCACTGGACCATTATAAGGTAATCTTTCACTCATATTACATCCAATCTTCTGATTGTCAAGAACATATATTCATCAGTGTTCTCAACAATTTTCATGCTTGTGGGTACGCTTGGTAGATCAGGAAAATATGTGTCGCCATCATAATCACCTTTGATAACCGTCATCTCAATCATGTCGAACTTTTCGATGAACTGATTATATATTTCGGCTCCACCAATGATGTACAAGTCTTCCTTACCTTGATAGGTAACAAGTAGATCATCAATGTTATGAAAAACTTCAACACCCTCATGACTAAAATCTTCATTCCTTGTTAAGACAATATGCTTTCTTCCTGCTAGCATCTTAGGAAGACTTTCAAACGTTTTCCTCCCCATCACAATCCTCTTCCCCATCGTGATACTCTTGAAACGCTGAAGGTCTTCCTTGCAATGCCATGGAAGCTTGTTGTCTTTACCAATGAGACCAAATATGTCTCTGGCTACTACGATAATGATCATACTGCCATCGGTGCCTTGATAGTACCATGACTTACATAATTACACAAGTCAATATGCTCCATACGGAAATCATCAATGTTCTTGATATCTGAGTTTAACCATAGATAAGGCAACTGGTAAGGTTCTCTTACAAGTTGCTCATTCACTTGATCAAAATGATTCTTGTAGATATGTGCATCACCAAAAGTCATGATAAGTTCGCCAACATTAAGTTCACAAACCTGTGCAATCATATGAGTAAGCAAAGCATAACTAGCAATATTGAATGGTACGCCAAGAAACAAATCAGCAGAACGCTGATACATCTGACAACTCAGCTTACCGTTATGGACAAAGAACTGTGCGAAGCAATGACAAGGTGGCAATGCCATCTGATCAAGCTCAGCTACATTCCATGCAGTCAATATGTGACGACGACCATTAGGATCATTCTTGATACCTTCGATCAATCCAGCAAGCTGGTCAATTTCACCACGATCAACAGCAATACGTTTATATCCATCCTTGTTATGAGCATCGCCCATGACGAGCATTTCATCATATTTGCGCCAATGACGCCATTGTACACCATAAACACGTCCTAGATCACCTTCAAATTTAGCCTTCGGCTTCCAATAGTCTGCTTCAGCATTTGCTGTCCATATAGTAGTTGGGCTACTATTTATCTCTGCGAGTCTTCGTTCATCGCCAGAACCTTCAATAAACCACAATAATTCGCTCACTACAGCCTTCCACGCAAGTTTTTTTGTGGTAACAGCAGGAAACCCTTCCTGTAGATCAAAACGCATCTGTAGCCCGAATAGACTACGAGTGCCAACACCAGTACGATCCTCACGATCAATACCGTCATTGAGCACTTGCCTTAGAATGTCATGATACTGCTTCATTCAAAACTGTCCTCTTCAAACATCTGCTTTTCAAAACGCTTAAGAATTTCCATCGCTGCTTTGGTATCTTCTTCCCATAGAGCCATACTTATCTCACGAAAATATGGACGAAACTCACCAAACATATATTCTATGACATTTCTTTTAGTATCTTCAATAGCATATTGTAGGCGATCAGTGTCATGTGCTGGAACAGTAGTCTGTGCGCCAAGCTTGACTTCAATACGGTACAACATATTGTATTGAGCGGCAAAGTCAGTTTCAACACCTTCTTTAATATCCATAACTTTGCTTAAACGCTCTTTCTTAATAGAGCGGCGACCAGTATCAGTCGCTTTGATCATCGATACTACTTTGCTCATTATGAAAACCTCTTATTCAAACCTTCAGTGCCAAAGAAATCATCTTGCTCAAGGCTAATGATTTCACTTTCAATTTCGTCAATAAATTCCTGTAGGGTGTCATCATCAGCGTTCAATACCCATTCACGAAAATCTTTTGACTTTATGCTCCACTTACCCATCAGCTATTCCTCATATCCCAATCACGCCAAAGAACTTCTTGAATGTATTCAACAATTTGTTGCTCTTCAAGAGTTTCGGACTTATCACACTTCTCTTCTAGCCATTCCATAGCATCTTGATATGTTACTTGGCTTCCCATAGTTTACCCTTCATACCACACTTGGCAAACCATCCCTTTTTGGAACGTTCCTTTTGTGTGTCTGATCCATATTCGTTACTGCCCTTAGATAAAGCCCATGAGTCATTGGCATTAATTACAGGATGAACACATCTCAGATACCAATCACGATTGTCTTCTTTGCGTGACCATTTACATTCACGACATAATGCTGGATATGGTTTACTCATCACATAAAATCCTCTAGTGTGGTAGAAGTCAACGCCACATAGTACGGCTTCTTTCTGCGAATCATATTTTCTATCATGTTACGTGAACCGGGTGACTTTCCATCCCAAACAACAATCGCAGCATCAGCATATTCAGCCATTGCTTTGTTACGCATTTGACCAGCAGCTTTTCCGTTGTGGGTCCAATCTGCTGGCATTTCCTTAATAGGAATGTCATTTAATCTAGCCCATTGTTCACCTAGACGATCTGCTCCAATAGCACAACCACTAACTACTTCAGTGATAGTAAATCTGCTACGCCAGACCGCTTGTCCTATAAGAGCATAATCATCAAATGGAATCTTTTGGTCCGCATCTTTGTATCGAGTACCTGCAATAATTACTTTCATATTCAATCACTCTTCTTAGGCGGAACAAAATCTGGATCAAGCGGCTTGAACTCAGTATCATCATATTCAAGTTCTAGATCAGGCACTTCCTTAGGTACTGGAAGATCACCATAATCATAACTGATAGTGACATGGGGATGATATTCTGGATAGTCATGGGTAGCACCATATTCTTTACGAATGGTTTTGTGATGCTTCGTCATCTCAGGGCTGTCCATAATTGCCACTAGACAATTGCCACCAGCTTGTGTAGGAAAGATTTTCCATCCCTTAATCTTAGACTTCATTGGAAGTGGGATATCATAATTCTTGGCATCAGGAATTCCCTTACGAGAATAAATGAGCGTAGAATGATATTCGCTTGGTTCGGATGGATTAGGAATATTATGTTCCGTTACCCACTTATCCAAATCATCTTGTGACTTCTTTGAAAGAGTGGCAGAAATGTAAGTTCCTTTAGGGTGATCACTCATATCAAGTTTCCTTTTATATATTTCAAACAATTGTTTTAGTTGGTATCCCATCAAAAAATATTCCTCTGTTGCTTGTTACAGATTCTACACGCACGAAATTGTTGTGAACGACCATCAGGCATCACTCTAGGAGCATCCCATGGTGTCCACCAATGCCATCCAATACGACATAGAAACCTACGCCACATCAGTTTTGACCATTTCCGATATGAGAGTGAAGTGAAGGATCAAAGTACATCATGCACCTTTTGCCTTCTAGAAAGTCTGGAAGCCTACCACCAATATGAGATACTGTGACATTTTCGTTGAAATATTCTTTGCCATGAACATCACGAATCAAATCTTCAGTGGTGCCAACCATATCATTGTTGTACACCATGTAGATGATATGTGCGTCTGGATTGACGGGAAATTTCTCAATAGTTTCAATAGCACGGTCTATAATCATATTAAATCTTCTTCCATGTTGCAAATTTCATTTTTGCTGACAGATCACTGTATGTATTCTCGTTGATAATGTCAACAATTTTCTGTGATGACAGACCAGAAAGAATCATATCATTGATATCCTTCTGCTCAATCGTATCAGGCCATAGACATACGTTATACCCCTGATCAATCGCCTTTTCAATCTTCTTGACGATTTCCTTGTTTCGTGGCTCATTGTCAAACACAATCACAAACTTACTCTTGTCAGTGCTCAATGCTCTTAGGTTAGAGATAAGATCACTACCAGCAGAAGCAATTGCGTTTGGAATGAACATCGAATCAATCGGGCCTTCCACCACATATATAGTCCTGTCGATATCGACGGTATCAAGACCATAAATCTTTGGCTGATCTTCATCAAGGATAATCGTGATGTAACGTAGGTTGCTTTCCTTGGCTAGTGAGCGGCCCTGAAAGCCAAAAAACTCACCATCCTTATCGATGAAAGGAATGATCAAACGAGCTTCATCATTGTCAACATTCTCAAACTTATCAGGAATAAAACTGTTGACCCATGCCTTAAAGTTCTTGCAATAAAACAGTTTGTGGTGCATAGACGTAGGGATTCTACGACCATCAACATACAAACGTGTTGGACCAGCAGGATTAAGTAGAGATAGTTTTTTGAGTTTCATCAAAGGACTTGTCTTCATGAACTTGGGCTTCTTCATCTTTTCAGCGAAGAGTTCAACATCAGTCTTTCTACGTTCCTGACCATTGGCCAGCATACGCTCTTTGATATATTCGTTGTATAGACCTTGGTCTAGGTGTTTGACAATCTTATCGACTGTCATACCAACACCACAGTTGTGACAGCACATCCATGCCTTACCCTTCTTTTCATAGAAGTAAGCACGTGCTTTGCGTTTATCTGTTTTGGAGTCTCCGCAGATAGGACATGAGAAGTTATAAAGATTCTCAGATTTCTGCTTATAGTTTCGTAGCCTATTAGCTATAAAACCAATGTATTTTCTGTCTAACCAATCCACTTGTTTTTCCATCATATTATATAAAGATTCAAATGTATTTTGAACCAACAAATGGATTATAACGACTCAGCAAGGGGCTGTCAAGCGATGTTATCCGAAAAATTTACTCAGGTCGATTTTGTCAAACAGGGTACCTACGACGATACCACCGCCTATAAGCATCCACATCCACTTTTCCATACGTGTCATGCGCTCATTGAGCACCTGATGTTGTTCGGTACCACTCTTACTAAGTTCTTCTATTTTTGTTAGAATTTTATTATGTGAATCGTCCATGTCTTCTTGCAAGTCTTTTTCTACCTTTTCGATGCGGACATAAACGTCTTTTATATTTTTATCTGTTTCTTGTCGTCTTTCTTCCACGACCTTTTCCAATCTTTCTTGTATTTTTTCTTGGAAGTCAAGACGATTGCCTTGCACGGCTAGGAGTTGAGATACAGTAGAAGAAACTTCTGTTAATTTTTCAATGGTTATGTCTAGGCGATCAACGAGTGTTCCTACTTGTGCCATATCTTTTTGTAAGGTATTGACTGTTTCAGCCAGCCTTTTAATTTCAGTATCCGTAACCATTGCCTTACTGTCCGTTATTGATGTTTTTTGAGAAGTGCTCTGCTCCACTAAATCCTACACCAGCAATAACGACATACATGATTGCATTATACATGAACTCTGGTACGGAAAGATCATAAAGAAGATCAGCAAAGAACCCAGCGCACATCATAATAATGCTTAGGATTGTCACTAGTCTTTTTGACGAAAAAGAACCGTTGACACCCTTCATGGTTTCTGAGATATATCTTCCAAGTGTTCCCATTTATTCTACCTTTTTCTTTCTAGGTGTACGTGGCTTCTTTACAATTTGCTTTGTCTGTGTTACTGCATCAGTAATCTGACTGTTGACAGATTTTGCTTCTGCCTTTACAACATCTTCAACCTTATCGACTGAAGTATCCACAGAAGTCTTGAGATTCTTAAGAACTGCCTTTTCTTCTTCAACGATTTGTTCAAGCTGTTCAATGATAGTTGGACCAGTATCAAATATATTTTTAATTTTCTGCCACAAACTCATTTTGGTTTTCCTTCTGTTTCTTTTGCCTTGATTGTATTTAGTTCTTTTGGTGCTTCCATAAGAACTTCTGGCGGTGAAGGCATATATGCTTGAGTAACTAAACGTTTTTTGCCAGTACAACCTGCAAGAAGTACTAGAGGTAGTAGTAAAAGTACAAAATGCTTCACCTTACTTCTCCTTCGGCGCTTTTAGATTAGCAGCTTCAATTGCAGCTTGGTTGTCTCTAATCCAATTCTGCAATGAAATAAGTTGTTGCTTATTCTCATGCGCTACTCTATAGTTTGTTATTACTACTGCAAGAGCAGCGTTATCCATTACACCAGATGGTGATAAATCAGATGCTAATACAGCATCCGGATCAGCTAATCTTGCTGCGGCATCGTGAAGTTCAACCCAACCATTGGAAAGATTGTTTTGGCCTTGACCAAGATCAACAATACGATCTTTGTATATGATTTCTTTATCACGTATAGTGTTTGTACGGTCAACATACTCTATCGTTACATTATCTGATATTTTTGTATTCTCTGTCTTAAGGTCTGATATTTGCTTCTCTGCACTGGTTCTATAGTTCGCTAGCTCTACTTCTGCATGTGCAGAGCCTTTCATATAACCCCAACCAGCAGCACCAAGTACGATAAAAATAATTGCCATAATCTTAATAGGAAATGGGATCATTTTAAACATTTCAGGTTCCCTTTTTAAAATCATCCAAAGTTTTACGCTTTAGAGGCTGATTGCTATTCTTGTACTTATCAACAGCCTTTTTATTCATAACAGGGTCTTCGCCGTTTGTGCCATATACAGCAGGGCCAGTTGCGTTTGCTGGCGCACCCATTTCTTCATTGGTAATACCAGCATGTTTCTCAGCAGACTTCTTGAATTCAAGACCAAAAAACTTTAGCTTACCATGTTTGTTTGAAGCTTTCCATCCTGCTTGCTTATCGCTACCAGCATGTGAGTATGGCTTAACATATGGCTTGTTCTTAGATTCTTCTACGTTTTCGCTCTGTAGATAGTTGGCGGCAGTTGAGATATAGTCTTCAGCCAAAGTGATCTTTGATTGGACCCACTCAGGAAGATTTGTGTCTGGACTTAGCATGTCATGAATCTTCTGAGCGTTTCTCATAACACTCTTAAGCTGTGACATAGCCATGTCACCTTCATAATCATACTCACCTTTGTCTGTATTTTTTGCCATCAAATTTTCCTTAAAACTTGTATAATATTTTGATCCATTGAAATATCACTACTGTAATAAATTTTATTTTCAACCAATATTTTTTCTGGCATGAAACCAAGCATAACAATGAATGGCTTTAAACAAGAATAATGTCCTTCAAGCTTCAAGAATAACATCCTTGTTGCAGCTTCACCAAAAACATTGTATAGGATGATCAAATGATTTAATATTAGTCGTTCACGTAACTCACCCGATTCTTGATATTTTACGAATAGTCGTTTAAGATATTTAAATCTTTTTAGGTCATCATAGAATTCTGTCGTGTCGTGGCATTGAGGATTGTCATAGTGCTTTGCAGCAAATAACAAAAAGTTGTTGCCATCAAGTTTTTCATGGTACATATTTTTTCTTACACAAATAGAGTGGGGGATTTTACTCCCCCACTCGCATTAACATTAAATTAGGTAGTTACGGTAAGTGTTGCTGCGCTTGAAGTTACGTTTGCAGCGCCGCTTGAGAATGCAACTGCGTACACTAGGGTATTGCTTGCTAGTAGTGTAGAGTTGGCTGTTAGAGTTGATGTTGTTCCGTTGCTGAACGATGTGTTGCCAGCTACTGGTACATAACTTGCTGTGTTGCCAGCCTGTGATGTGAAGAACCAAGCATAGTTGGTTGTTGCAGATACAGGTGCAATTGAGGTTGTTAGGCTAAAGGTTACTGACTGCTTAGCAGTTGAGTTAGCTGAAACGCTTGTAGGTTGAGTTAGGATAGTGATCTTCGCATCAGGGAACTGACCATCATCCGAACCATCACCAGTGATTGAACCACCAGCTACGAGTGTTTCGTATTGAACACGACCTGCACGACCACCTGAGCCTTCTGTGCGAAGTACCCAACCAGCATGTGCAACTCCACTGGTTGCAGATGTTTCTGATGTATCAACACCAAATTGACCTACTGTTAAACCAGTGATATAAGCATCAGCAGTTGTGTTTCCGTAAAGTGCATTACGCTCATCAACTGTGGTACTTCTATTTACTCTTGCAGTAGCCCAGATAACTGAGTTATTTGCATTATCGACATTGCCCCATTGGCTCATTTTTTCTTCTCCGATTAGAAATTGTTCTTGTAATATTTATACAATCATTAGTCTTTACTAACTGTAATTCTGGCACCTTTATGCTCTGGGTGAGCTTCTAAAAATCTTTTCTCAGCTTCCTTAGCATTTCTTGCCCATGTTGTTGTGGCAACATACTTTCCATTGACTGAGATGTGATGCTTTGCATAGTCTCTTTTAGAGCCATAAGAATCTTTCGCTTCTTCAATCTCTTCTACAGACTCATTCTTAGCACCATAGTATGCGCCAAGTGCCATCTTGATACGTTCTTTCTTTGTCTTGCCTTCAAAACGAGGGTCTTTTGACTTAACAAAGTCATCGATATACTTAGCACTTCCCATAGAAGGACTTAGCTTTTCTTCAATTGTTTCTTCCTTGCGAATCATCTTGAAGTCTTGCTTGTCAAGCTTGCCATTCTTGTTCTTGTCAAGCTTGTGCTGATTACCGATAAGCTTTTCAACAACGGTCTGAGTTTCTTCCTTACGAAGAGAACCACCCTTAGGACGATAGTTCTTTACTTCATACTCAGCAGTTTCTTTTGCATCTTCCTTTGTATCATGATAAGATACTGGACCTTCGCCCATGTGCTTACCATTTTCATAGTGGTGCACTTGGAATTCATTGTACTCTGAGTTGTGACGAACTTCTGCGTGATGACCGTCCTTGCCCTGATGCTTAGAAATTAGACGAGTGCCTTTGATTGGACTTTCAGCCTTTGCTTCATCAATTTCTACTTCTTCATTATAAGAATAAGTTTTTTTCTTAGGCTCATTGCTTTGATTCTTTTGAATATACTTCACTGCATCACCCTCTGATGGGAATGAACGATGGAATTTGCCATCAATATGTACAGTGTGTTGGCCAAGTACCTTTTTATATACCATCTTTGCTTCATCAAGACTTTCCTTGAATTCTTCTGGGAAAATCTTCTTGTAGTTGTCTGTCTTCTCAAGTTGCTTGTATAGTGCTTGACGACGATTACTTAGATCACCAGAAAGATGGCCAAGCTTTTTGTGTTGCTTGAGAATATCCTTAGCTTCTTTGTGATGAGCTTCAGTACCAGCATGTTTAGCAATAAGAACAGCATTCTCTGAGTGAGCATTTCTGTCTTCGTTTCTGTCAAACTGCTTTCTTACCTTGGCGAAATCTACTTCTTCGTCAAGTTGAACTTCTTCGTCCATACCATGCTTCTTCCAATCAGGATGACCATCCTTTGTAAGATGCTTTACGTTAGGAAAAGTCTTCTTTGTGTCTTCAGCATTCTTCTTTGCAGCGTATCCAGTAGAACCTTTTAGGAGAGCATGAATCTTCTTGGCTTCTCTACCGCCAATCTTTTGACGTGAAGAACTGATTGCCTTATTGACAGCAGTCTCATCATAAGCTTCCTTAAGATGATCAACATGTACAGAAAAATCTTTGTTAGTTCTGTTTCTCTTGTCAACTATACCTTTAGTAGTGTCTACTGAAACCATAACATGATTTTGTTTCTTAGGATCATGACCAATAACATATCCATTAATTGGATCACCCTTATACTTGTCATTTGTTTTGACAAGTTTGTTGCCATACTTATGCATGACTTCCTGATGCTTTTTCATATGAGCTTCGAATTCAGGAGTACCCACCTTAACTTCATTAACTTGTACTTCTTCTGGAACACAGTTAGGAACTTCCTTACCGCCCTTACCCTTCTTGGTACCGACCATCTTATAGTCTTTCCAGCAAGGGTCTTCGCCCTTCATCTTCTTGGCTTCCTTGACTTCGCCTTTTTCTTCAGCTTCGTCTTCTTCGCACTTTTCGCACTTGCAATCCTTGCTGCAACCCTTCTTACCTTCTAGAACTGAGCGAACGTCATTTAGAAGACTTTTTGATAGGCTGTCTAGGTAGTTGTTATTCTTAATCATTTTTCTCTCCAAGCTAGTTTTTTTATTAATCGTTGTCGATGATCTTCATTTTGCGTTGTGCTGCTAATGACCTCTTAATCAAAAAGTTCTTTACATTATCAATATCTCTGTCATTCTTACGATCTGTACTGAATTCTTTTGATGGGGTCTTAAATCTAGGATCATCTGAAGGATGTTCTTCTTTATTTGGTTCAATCTCATTGCTTGGATATTCGCCAGTTTTACCTTTAAGAAAGCCAATAGAGTCACCAACAATATCACCAAACTCTTTTTCCATTTTCATATTTTTTGCAAGATGCATGACCTTATCTGAGTGATCTTGCGCTGTCTTTAACGCTTCTGGTGAAGTATATCCCTTTACCGTTGCGTCCTTGTGTAATGCAAATATTTTATCAAGATGTATGGCGGCTTGTTCTGCACTGTTTGCATCCACATCTTTTGAAATATTTGAATATAGCTTCTGTGCCTTATTAGACATTTCAAATGCTTTTGTCTGATACGAACCAATAGCAATTTGATCATTCATGTCTGTTTCGGGACCGCCATCAGGTGCCTTATGGGCCTTCGACTTGAATTGAGTACCCTCTAATATATTTCTTGCAAAAGATGCGAGTGATTTATAATTCGCCATATTAGACTCTCTTTACAATTGAACGTAGCATCCATGCTTGCTTTTCATATTCATCGATGATACCTTCAAGGAAATTGAGAATACCACGTTGCTTCAATTCTTCTGCGGTTTCACAAGCAGTCTTAGCAGACGCAAGAACCTTAGCATTGTCCTGAGATAGTCTAGCCATCATTTCAAGTGCGCTTGGTATTGTTGTCTCGTCTTCAATTGAAGCTAATTCTTGAAAACGCTTTAATGAAGCAGGAGCATATGCATCTAGCGCACGAATGTGCTCAGCAACCAAATCTACATCAGCAGAAGCCTTTTCATACACTTCACCAAAAAATTCATGATACTGTACGAAATCTGGACCTTCAACATTCCAATGAAAGTTCTGTGCTTTTAGTCCATATACATAAACATCAGCCAGCACTTTCTTCATTTGTTCAATTAGCTTATCCATGTTATTCCTTATTGGTTTAATTGTATCTATTATTTATTAAAATCATTTACCATCAAATGGATTGTCATGGGGATGAAGAACAACATCATTCTTCTTTACCTTCTTTGACTTAGCAGGTATAGTGATTGATTGCCCTGTCTTCTGACTGACAATTGTGTGTGCAGGAACGATAACACCATGTGTCTCGCCGCTTCTTACAGTTTCATCCATGTTTTCAATATAGGCAGCAACTGATTCAATATAGCGTTCAAGCTTTAGAATCTGCGCCTGTGACCATGCATCACGTTCGATGTTTGAAGACTTGATGTTTGCGATAGTCGTAAATGCTTCATTGACCATATCAATTAGGTTGTCGATAGAGATAGCTAGCTCATTCTTATCTTCTTCAAGAATAGTAGCTTGGAAAGCTTTCTCAATCTGTTCCTTGATTGATGTGACGTTCATAACGTCCTGTACGTCATTGTGATGTGCAAAACCACCTTGGGTTTTCATCATAAGTTCGTGTGCTGTAGGTGCCAGTGTTGGCTTTCCCTGATAGTCGAATGCCATGTTGAATGATTCGTCTAGGTTCTGACCGGGAGTATCTTTCTTGTAAATCTTGACTAGGTTGTCAGTACCCTCTTCACGATTCTCTGGCTTGGTCCTATCAACCTCTTCACAATTCCATGCCTTACGTGACCAGTAGTTAGCTGAAGTCTTGTCGTTTAGATTTCCTTGACCACCAGAACGAGCACAATATGACTTCTTACGAGCAGGATTGTCCTTTTTGATACTGAGTGTCTTGTCACCAAAGTTTACCTTCTGTGCCTTGCCATCACCATCAGGATCAACATAGACCTTTGACTTCTTAACGTCACCAGCCATTGGCTTATTCAGAGGAACTTTCTTGCCTTGATATGTGGCTTCTGCAAGATCATTATCTTCGTTGAAATATGTCTTGCCCTTATTGATGAAAGAGTTTACACGAGCAAATGCATATTGCTGTTGTGATACGTTTGTGTCTTCATACCATACACTCATACCACGATTATATACTTCGCCAAGAGTGTCGATATCTACGCCTGACTTTTCAGACTTCTTGACAATGGCCTTGTAGACTGCGCTATCAAGTGCAACTTCTTCACCGAAAGAATTATGCATTTGAATGTGTGGACTTTTACCACCACTCTTCTTTTCATCTTTCTTTACGGGAGTTTTGATCTTTGACGCAAACCTGTTATTCAGTTCTTCGTTTGAACCGCTCTTATCTGAAGGCTTCTTACTTTCGACAATTTTTGGAATTAGTTTTAAAGCAATTTCTTTGATCTTGTCAACCTTTTTATCAACGGCTTTGTCAATGTGCATCTTCTCAATCAGACCAAGCTTTTCATATTCAGCACCAGCATTCTCAGCGAGACGATTTCTCACGAGTTTACGTGCGGCACTATATGCTTGGTTCTTAATACTTTCAGGTGTGCTCATATTTTCCTCTTATACAAAAAAAGCCCCTTGTGTGAATACAAGAAGCCCTCTTATTTAATTCCGTTGATTAAGACTAAGGAAACACCCATTTCTCCGACAACGGCATCTAGCTTGGGAGAAGAAATTTGGTTGTGGGGTGTTACTTTTGTTCTATCCATCAGAGTTTCCCTTGGGCTTATCTGTTTAAATGGGTGTTTGCCTTAGCCTTAACCACCCTTTATTTATAATATTTCAGTATTTGACTTACAATAAATTGTTGTCTATCAAAACACCTTCAACACGAACACCGACTTGTGATGTTGTGTCAGAGGTTACTTGCCATTGAATACTTGTTTTTTCTGCGTATGGATTTGGCACAACACGTGCAGTCTCATACGTATCAATCCATGGCGACTGAAGAACAGTAGAAATAAGTCCAGTTGCAGACTGTTGGTATACTCTATATCCTAATACTTTGGCAGATGATGTTGCTGATGCTACAGCAGTGACACGGTTCAAGTAGAACGTATATCCCGCTGGAACGGTGTACATTGACCACTGTGTTTTACCAGCGCCGATTGCAATTTGAGCGTATGTTGTTGTCTTACCAGTGTTTGACAATCTTAGAATACCAACAGCATTTACAGAACCAACTACTCTCATATCATTAATACGGTGATATTGTTTTGTTGTGTTGACACCAGTAGTGCCATTAGTTAAAACTAATGTTTCTGATTGCATGACAAAATTTGCATCTAAACCACTGATCAGAACAGATACGTTTGTATCTGATGCGGAAGAACTATAAAGCGTCATAGTCTCGCCGCCATTGGACGGATATGTATATGTGGTTGGATTTTCCCACACAGGAATGAATGTGCCGTCTACAGAAGCCTGATATCCATATAGATTGAGCAATGACACACCGGGAATTTTACCACGAGCAACTTGCAATTCCCATGGCGCTGAAAAAATAAATTCATTGTTAGTCATAACAGCAAAAGGATTTGCATTAGCAATCGGATTGCCGTTTGCATTGGCAATCATCCCCAATTCATATAGGGTCTTGCTATTTTGTTCTACTTTTTTCTGTTGATCAATTCGCCACTGTGCCATTATTTAATCCTTACTTTTCTTCAATGCCGTCATATTTGACGTTTTTAGCATCTATTACTCTGGCAGGGACATGCTTCAATCCCATTCTCAAGTGTGCTTCGACACGATGATGACCATCCATCACTTGATATTTACCACCCTGTTGTCTACGTACCAAAATTGGATCAATATCTTTTTTCTTTTTTATGTCTGCCATGATACCTTGAACCTTTCTTTCGTTTTCAGGCTCAGCAGTACCAAGTGCTGTTTTTTCTTCTGGTTCGTGACGGAACATTTTATTCAGTGGAATCTTTTTCACTTTATCTTGTGGATGTGGTCGTTCCATTGGTCTATCTTGACGATCAACAACAGCGCCCATTTCATTTTCATTATCATCCAATTCAGGATTGAAGCCCAAATCACGATTGAACATAGTTACTTTTGTTCTTGATGCTTCGTCTACGAATTGTCGAAATGTTTTCATCAGATTATTACTACTTTTGGTTGAATGTTTAAAAGTCTACATGCCAGCAAAGTATTCTCACCCGAAATCAACATACCAACATTTTGCTGCATCATAATAACAGGAGTTCCTACTGGTTGCTCTTCAAGCAACTGGACCATTGTCTGTTTAAAATTTGACACTTCCTGTCGTTTTATATTTCTTTCAATCACTGTCATCTTCTCAGCAGCCCAAGAATCGGTTCCTTGAAGAGATTTCCATAGGGGCAGCTTAAGGTCTTGAACAGCGTTTGTAGTATATCTTTTCTTCAAGTCTTCGATCATCTGATCGATTAGCTTTCTTTTAATATCTTGTTGGCTGATTTCGGCAAACAATTTATTGGCTAATGCCATAAAGCTCTTGCTTTGATCTTCAAATTTTGGTTTAACAAATTTAGCCATGATGAATCTCCTAGTTTTACATAACTATTTATACAAGAAAAAACCCCACCGAAGCAGGGTTTGATCTTAAATCCAATATGGCTTGTCTCTCTTCTTCCAGCTATGAAGCTCAGACTTAGCGTCTCTGTAATAATTCCTATAACAAATCACAGGATTGTCCGAGGTTTTGTAACAGTCTGGCATACAACATGGCATTGGTGTCCAATCCCATTCTTTTAGGTTGTGGGGTGGCGACTGAAGCTCATAACCCATCTTAATGATTGACGCATGTGCTTTAGGTTTGTCATACCTGTAGCGAAACTCATCCCCAAGTGCGAATAGATGATCCACGAGCCAGAGATAATTTTCAACAGAAGTGCGGCACCAAACAGCAGAAGGGTGGTTAATGTGAGTAGCACGATAAAGTATATCGTTGCGCCCATCATTAAGAATCCAGTGCTTAGACTTTTTATGCTTGATCCCAAACTCATCAACCCATCCTTCAAGAATTGTTTCTTTACCATCAAGAACACGATGGGCAGTTGACAATAGCTGCGTTGTCTCAAGAATCATCTTGACTACATGACGATCAACCATCCATTGAGCACATTGACGTGGGTCTTCATCGATATAAAAAATGTTCATTTAGTCATCCATATATTTCGAATGTTGTATGCTTTCCTACATCTTTCAAGATATTTCAATGCTTTTTTAATACTTTCAACAGTATCTCCCAATTGACCTATTCCAGCATTACATTGATCACATATCCACCCACGTATTTCCAATGTTTTATGATCATGATCTATGTTCCATTTTTTTGGGATTTTACCACAACATTCACAAAATTCTGGTTTTGGCGGAGCTATTGAACGAAGTTTTTTTCTTAGTTTCTGATTCTTTCTAACACATTTTTTGCATCTTGTATCTAAATTATCTCTCGAATGTGAATGTTTTGTAAAAGCTGATGATGGTAAGTTTTTTTTACAATATAAACACATTCTTTTTGGAAGTGTTTCTTCCCATTGTGAAATCTGTTTATCATCAAAGTTTTCAAAATATTTTAACAGAGTTGGCATAATTATACTCTTTAAATAGGCGGTAGAACGATAGGCATCATGATTGATTCGCCTTCTTCATTCCCATGTACACGAGTGTCATTGATATGACAATTCATAATCGAAGTGATCTTGAATTCGTCTGCGATATCACGTAGCTCAAACCCTTCAGCCTCATAGTTGTTCATGTAGTTCAACTGCGTATCCCAACCAGCAGGATACATAAGAGCACGATTGGTAGTGAATACCTCTCCATACTTGGCATATACCTGCCTACAAGCATCTTCACGGATCATACCATCAGGACGATAGGGATGCATCTTGCCGTCATGGTGCGGTGCCATCTTACAGCAAACGAAGGGACAGTTTTCATCCATACGCTTGATGAAGTGTTCGTAGAAGTTTGAGCGTGTTGGTAGATAATCATCTTCTGTTAGGAAGTGATAGTCATGGCTGATACCGTTCTGAATATCATGGGCGATAACATCATTCCAGCCACCATAAGAGAAACCACCGTTAGGACGGAAAACAGTTCGTGTATCCATTGTCGTTACAGTGCTTGCTAGATCAACAGCAGCTTGTTTGACTTCATCAGGGATTTCAACATTATAGACAAGAGTTGCCGTCTTGATTGGAGTGCCTACACATGTTTTAAGAAACTCGACATGCTTCTTTGCAAAGTACAGAGGATCATTTGCAAACTTATCACGATAGGAGTTATAGTCACGAATGTTGCCAATGTAGAACACTGGCATATAATTAATGGTGTATGTCAAACTGATAGTCCTCTGCTTTAATGTTATACTTCTTGCAACAATATTCTGTTTCTCTTGCCAATAGACCGATAACATCTTTGTCCTGTGACATTGACGTAGGATGCAAACGAGAGCATACTAGAACATCATTAATGACATTTGGCATACCATTCTTATGCTTCAATTGCCAGTAGTAATCGCAGTCAAAGATGTAATACAGTTCCGTATCCATATAGACACGGCTATCACGGCGAACAGAAATGTTTGATGGATTGCCGATAGAGTTACGACCAGTGATTACGCTATCCTGATAGTATGACGGCTTGGTGTTGAAGAATTGCTTCTTATCCACGGTGTGAGTGAAAGCATTGGTTGTCCACTTTGCACCCTTGTCGAATTCATCGCTGATAATCTTCAGTGCATCAAAGTTGACAAAAAAGTCATCCTGAAACATGATCTTGATAATCTCACCTTCAGCATAACGCATTGCCTTATTGATATTGGCGGTTGCTTTACCACGATTGGCAAGATCAGTCATGAACTTGATATCCAAGTCCTTTGAGTGTTCATGAACAACGTCTAGGATTTTGGAATCATTACTCTGATCAGAGATAACGATATCGAAGTCCTGAAAAGTCTGCATCTTCAGTTCATGCATGAATTCATTAACAACAATGTGGCCATATCCGGACATTTCATATGTAGGGATACAGATAGAAAATCTAGTCATTTCAATACTTTCACAATTTATCCGGTCATATCCGGACATATCTGGTCATCAATCCTTTACGAATGTACCATAAAGTGCCATGATACCTTCAACCCAAACATCATCAAATAACTCTACATTGGCAGGGTCAAGATGCTTGTAGTATGTATGTTCGATATCAAAGCGACCATCAAACGAGTTGTACATGTCTTGAATCTTTGAAAGATAATCATCAAGCAAGCTAATGTCAAGGGACCATAGGCGGTTCTCATATAGCATAAGCTCTGGACTGATCCATGAGTTTAGAGGATGTTTGAAGACATACTTATCCTTGACGTTATCGCCTTCATAGTCCTTGATATCAAACTCATCTGATACCTTCATACGACCACCAACCTTAAAGATACGCTTTAGGCTAGGAAAGTTCTCTTGGTTCTGCTTGATCCAGCTATACATGCTATTGAACATGATTAGCTCAGAATGGCTCTTGAGACCAGCTTCACTTAGCTGTCGATTGATATCTACGTTCGAATGATCCATGTAAAGATCAACTTGCTTAGACACAATCTCACGTTGTTCATTCGCAGGAAGAACAGAACAGTCTGCTAGGATGATAAAGACGTTAGGGAACTTAGCTCTGATCGATTCAATACCAACCAAAGTCTGTTCAAGTCGTTCTGCCAAAGGCACCGCCCCTGTATTAGGAGCGAGTGCCGATGGAATGCATACGATATATTCTATTTCACTTAAATTCATTGAGCACCTTAATGATGTGGTTTAGTGCAGTATCATCTACCCACCAACCGTTTGGAATACAGACCTGTGTCTTGTCAAATTCAGTCACGCCGGGTAGATCACTTTCAGCAAAACGAATAGTGCAGTCATATAGGTCATTACGATAGTGGACAGGACTGCTAGCAATTCCATTGTCCTCTAGATACTTCTGGAATTCTGCCTTGCGACCATTCAGGACGTGCATGGAGAACAGCCAATATGAACAATCGTCATCCCAATATGGCATGATAAGATTTGGATTATCAACCTTTGTGATGATTTCAAATGCGTTGAAGCGGCTCATACAAACAGAATCAAATGAAGCCTCCAAGTTAGCAAGACCGATAGTGGCATTGATATCATTCATATGATACTTGAAGCCAGCCCTTGTGATGTTCTGTGTGCAGCGGAATGATTCGTTCTTGGTGCGGTCAAGACCAAACCAACGAAGGACACGTGCTTCTGCTTCCTTTTCCTTATTAGGACAAATCAAAATACCACCATCACCAGATGTTAGGAACTTGATTGCCTGAAGACTATAGCAGATATAATCACCACGTGGAATATATTCATCGACTAAGAATGTATCCCATGTATGAGCAGCGTCTTCAATGACAGGAACACCAAGGTTGCCAAGAGCATCAAAATCACAGAAACGACCAGCCCAATTGACAGCGATGATTGCCTTGGTCTTTTCGTTGACAAGCTTAGCAGCAGAATCAGGGTCCATCAGACCAGTAATAGGATCGATATCAGCCCAACGCAAAATAGCCCCACGATGGATAGCACCAACCTGTGAAGCAAAGCATGTCTGTGGAGTAGCGATAACTTCATCACCAACACCAACCCCACAAAGCTCTAGAGCAAGGTCAATTGCATTGGTGCATGAATTGACTGTAACAGGACGGGTTTCGGTGCCAAGCCATTCTTGAAGCTTGTCTTCGAACTCTTCAACCTTTGGTCCCTGTCCAATGAAACCTGATAGTAGAACAGGCTCAAGAAGCTTAGGTGCTTCTTCGTTCATACGTACCTTAAATAGTGGGATCATACATTATACTCCATCTTATAAATTTTTTCATCTTCACTGATGACTTTGAAGCCAACCTTCTTATATGTAGCAATGCCAGCAGCGTTAGTCTTTAACACTTCAAGGCGGATTGGCAAGCCATATTTTAATGAGTGTAGGACCAATCTTTCAAAAAGAAAGAAACCATGTCCTTTTCCACGTTCATTACTTGTGATACCACCAGTGAGAAGAACCTCACTATTTTCTATACGAATGTACCCATAGCCGATATCTTCGACTACAGCACCGTGATGTATCTTGTTCAGCAATAGCAGACGATTGGTATTCTTGTCAAGACCATCAAACCACTTTGATTGCTGTTGAGCAGAAATATAATCTGTGTTGCGTGTCATGAATTCTCTACAGGCATTTCTATGGTGCCTGACAGTCTCAACATCTCTCATATTCAGTACAGGCGATAAAATCACACTACTATCTTCAGTCATAAAGCCATTTCCTATTCTCACTTGACCATACAGCCATCTGTTCAATTCGTTGTGCCAAAGTTGCTTTTGGCTTCCATCCCATACTATATAGCTTAGCACCAGACATAGAGTAGCGGTTTTCATAACCTGCCCTACCATCAAATACCACTTTGTAGTTTGGTTCAATTCCTAATGCAGCACCAATTGCCTTGACGATACGAATGTTGCTAACTTCTTCGTTGCCTACGATATGGTATCTGTGGCAACCTTCGTGCTCATACTTGGGATAAAAGAATTCTCCCTTGATGATAAACATGATACCATCAGCAACGTCTTCAGCATGAATGTATGTGCGGAAGTTATCGTATACGTCAATCTGTTCACCGTTCAAAATCTTACGAACACAAACAGGGAAAAACCTATTGTGGTTTTGACGTTCACCAAAAATATTCATGGTACGAACAATGTCGATTGGAAGCTTATAGGTATTGTAGTAAGAAATACATAGCTGTTCAGCCGCCGCCTTGGTACCAGAATATGGTGAGTGTGGATTGAGCGGATCAAGTTCTGAATAGTTTACATCAGAAGGTGCTGGACCAAACACTTCATTACTGCTAATGAAAATAAACTTTTCAAGATTTGGAATAGTACGAGCAAACTCTAATAGCTTGGCTGTCTCGACAATATTTTCTCGAACAAACTTCATTGGATCAATAATCGATTGACCAACATCAGTAGCAGCCGCTAGATGAATGATGATATCATAATGCTGACCTTCACGATATTTTTGTGAGATAATGGCACGATCACCCTCATCCTCCGTCGCATCAACATCAAGCAATCTATTCAGGTTAGTGCGTACAGTGGTATGAATTGTCCAATCTGTTTCCTTAATGATTTGATTGATCAGATAGGTAGCAACTAGACCATTACCACCAGTAATTAAAACTTTCTTACTCACCATTATTCTCCTGAATCCATTCCCAAGTCTTCTGTAGACCTTCCTTCAAATCAATCTTTGGTCGCCAATCCAAGTTAATTTTTGCTTTTTCGTTTTCGAGAATAACTTTTCTGATATCAAAGTTTCTACCATCACGATACACAAATGAAACTGGCTTATCAACAACCTTTCCAATCATGGGAAGTAATTCATTGATGCTATGGCCCACACCACTACTTATATTGTAGATACCAGCGGTTCTACCGTAGTTGCTGTTTCCATTAAGTGCATACACACATGCACGAGCAACATCTTCTACATAGATATAATCACGAACGTTATTACCATCACCGAAGATTTCACATGGCTTATCGTTAGCAATATTCCATAGGAAGTTGCCAATGATTCCTTGTGCGCCAGCCTTTTGACGAGGACCATATACATTTGATGGACGAAGAATAGTTGGGATCAATCCATGAAGTCTTGATTCCAACAGGATATGCTTTTCACAAGTAGCCTTGACAATTCCGTAAGAACTATGGGGATTTAAAGGATAACTTTCGCCCATCGCCAAAATACTACTACCATAAATTGCACCGCCAGATGACATATAGACAAGATTGTCTACACCCTTCTTACGCATAAGTTCTAGTAGATGAATGGTTGAGAAAAGATTATCTTGAATGTCAGATACAGGATCATTGATGGAAGATGACGGCACAGAAGAACATCCAAGATGAATGACTCCATCTACACCGTCAAGTGCATCTAGACACATAGTAACGTCTTCAGTACGAGGATTACCCCATCTAGGTACGTATACAGTGTCCTCTGTCATATTCTTAATGTTGCGTGTAGCAATACGCACGTTGTGACCTTCTATCTTGAGACGATCAACAACATGCGAACCAATGAAGCCACAACCACCAATAACCAAAACTTCCATCATTTATATCTTTCTTGAATCACCTTATTCCATTCAGGAACTCTATCATACTGGTGAACGATTGTAAAGAGCGCACCATTCCATGTGTACACCTTACCGTCTTTCCAAACTGGTTCTGGTTCTAGCAGGTGTGGACGGAATTCATCCATACGGCGAGGATCAGCAACAGTGCCAGCCTGACATGCCCATGCGTTTTCCTGTCTTGCAAAGAACACTGAATCCTGATATGGCTGTGTGTTCATAAGCATGTTGAAAACAGCTTGATCAACAATCGGAATAGGACGATTGACAGAGTTGATAGCAATGTTGAGCACCAAGTCTTTGACGTACTCAGAACGACCACCAAGGACACCTACATTATAGATTTCCTTGTCCCTATATAGGGCATGGATATAAGGACCATAGCACTGTAGAAGGTTCTCATCGCCCCATGGTTCATTCTTGTACTGAATACTCTCAGAGCCACATACAAGACCAAATCCCATTCCTAGTGGACCAAGTTCATCCTTTAAATACTGGAAAGGATCAGCCTGAAAGATAACGTCACGAACATCAGTGGTTACAACATACTCGTACTTATGCCAGTTGTCCTTGAGATAGTCAAAGATGCTGAAGAAACGAACCACGTGTGGCTGTCCTTCTGCCATAGGGACGAGAATCCATCCATCAGCAGTTAGCGCATCAATTGCTTCCTGTGTAGTGTTGCCAACGACCATTACCTTGTCGGTTGTCTCTGGATCACACACTTCACCAATGGACTTTACCCATGGCTTAATCAAGTCGTACTGGTAGTTTGTGTAACCACCGATGATCAAATTCTTCATGCTGCTACCTTTTCTGGTTCATAATGTCTGGGCATATTTGGATATACTTGATTGGTGTACCCCATACTTATGTCATTCATATAAGCATACTCTGTATTATGAACCTTTGAGATTGCTTGATTATAAGCAAGTGCTGCTTCTAGTTCATCAACAAAATAACCAACATGATTTAGTTTTCCATTTAAACTATATTTAACACGCCACTTAAATTTATCTTTTGTAAAAGTTACGCCTTTGTATTGGCTTTGCCTATTTGAAATTGGGGGAGTATTAAGATTGTTTAAATATGCATCTGCTGGTCTAAGATTAGATATAAGATTATTTAATCTATTGTTATCTTTATGATCAAGCATATCATCCGGATAACAACCATGATTAAGAATCCAAATAATTGTATGAATTGATACAGGACATGATAGATTATTGTATCTTATTGATACTGCATAATATCCATTAGTGGTAATATTTTTAATCCTTTTACCAGTATATTTTGTATTCCACCAGTTTGGTAAATCTTCACGATTCTTCCAATACACGTTTCCTTGAAGAACGCCATCAACTTCTTCTTCACGATATTCAAAGCATTCTTTGATATATTCTACTGGAATGCTTCTACTTTTAGGTATATTCATAAATAATCAAATCCTTCTTCTGTGGTGTAGTACACCTTCTTGATACCAAACTGTGCAATCGCACGTGCACACCCTTCGCAAGGCTTAGACATACCACGCACAAACTTCTTTGCATTCGTGTCTTCGTATTTCACTCGCATAACATACAGGGTGCTTTTGCTGATCGTTTCAGCGTCTACAACCTTCAGTGCATTCTTGATAGCGTCAATCTCAGCATGAAGATAGATAGCTTCTTCATGTTTAGCGAACTTACGCTGAAAGGGATGCGACTTCTTTTTGTTGAAGCCCATCCCGATAATCTCATTCTTGTAGACCAAACATGCCGAAAGCCTCTGTCTACTTCTAGACACAGGCTCCACGGCTTCAGCTACTTTCTGTAGTACCTTGAAGTACTTCTCACATACCATAACTAATAACCAGAATGTCAACATTGGGAAGAGCGATCACAGGCTCATAGATAGCCATCTCACCGTCCCAGAAATCATAATCAAAACGAGGATGACCTTCTTTGATAGCAACGAACTTTACAGAACGACCAGTAACATCAGAAGTAACAAAAAGTTGCTTAGGATATCCCCGTCCAGAAATACCAAGCCCTTCCATTTGTGCAGAAGCATAAAGAGCCTTGTTTGATTTAACAAACGAGCAATCCGAGGTGCGAATTTCGATGGTCATTTGACAGTTCCTTTCGTTTCGTTGATCCTGCTATAGGTGATTCGAAAGGAACTGTCAATAGTTTTTTATAGAGTTAGACCAGTAGTCTGTTGTAGATACTGCTTGTTTATCTGTTCGTCTGTCTTGACGATAGCAACAACAGCACTATCCTTGAGCTTGATCTTTGCATCTTGTGGAGCAGAGAACACATATGGTACCATACCAAGACCCTGTGGACCCATGATAAAGGTCATTGGCTTGGTAAGGACAATCTGTCCATCAGTCGGATCACCAATGCGCCCAACTACTTCTTCACCAGAGATAAGCTTCAGTGTGACTGTATCTCCTGTCTTGTACGGAATTTCAAAAAGCATTATATTTCCTTTCAATTGTCTTTAAGTGATTGACAGAAAAACTGTGGAGTGAAGCCATCAAATGCGCCACCCATATTCAAGTGACGCAACATTGCCCTTGCCTCTTCTTTCTTCAAAGAAGTCTTGATAGGTATTCCTGTTTGAATCTCAACCAAATCCCAAGTGCGAAACATATATTCGCCTTCAATCAGCATTTCTTCATTGTCAACCAACTTATAGTTCATTTTTTATCCTTACTTGAAATCGTTAAACGATGGCTTCTTACTTGCTCTTTGACCGAAAGCTGTATCAGGAGCAACTGCATCATTTACAAGATCGTCTTGTGCAGATTGCTCAGCATCATATAGCTTCATACGTGATTTGTCAACACCAATAACGAAACGCTTGTACATTTCAGGATCAGCATAACGATTCTTCAACTGCTTCACCATAATCTGGTTCAACTGTTTAAGTTCGTCTGTTGAAATCAACGCAATCATAAGGTCAGCCGTTGCTGGCAAACCAAAGGATTCGGAAGTGTCAGTTAGTCCAACATCACTGTTGTCAAAACCACCACGTGTTGTCTGTGTGGCTGTCACGATAGGAACATTGAATTCCACCGCTAGACCACGAAGTTCTTCAGCAATCGCCTTGATGTAGGTGTATGAGTTAACCCCTGCACCTTGCTTCATACGTGAAGAACTACAGATATTGAGATAATCGATATAGATAATATCTGGTACGAAGTTTCTCTTGATCTTCAGTTCATTTAGAAGATGGCGGAAATTCGCAGAACCAGCACATGCAGTCGGATATTCCTTGATGATAAGCTTACCAACTGTTTTCTCACGAAGTCTGTTGATCTTTTTATCATATAAATCCTTTGGAATATCATATAGTTGATCCAATGGCACATTCAATAGGTTCGCATCGATACGTTCTGCAATCTTCTCTTCAGCCATTTCCATGGTGATGTAGAGAACATTCTTACCAGCAACCAGATTAGCAGAAGCCATATGGCACATAGCCAATGACTTACCGACACCAGTACCAGCAAGGATAACGTTTAGCGTCTTACGAGGCAATCCGCCCTTGGTAATCTTGTTAAGATATTCCAAATCGAAAGGAATGCGTTCTTCCTTACGGTGATAGAATTCAAAACGAGAATCTGTGTCTGTAAGAAAATCGTGACCAATAGAAGTATCAAATGATACCGCCAAAGCTTGTGCCAAGGTATCGGGAATAGACCCTACTGATAGGGTACCAGACTTGTCACCTATGATTTCAATAGACTTTAAGATGGCATTGTAGATAGCCTTCTCTTTACAGAATTCTTCTGTCTTATCGACTAGCCAATCTACCTTTGACATACTATCAGACTGATTTGGAATTTCACCAATAGCAGTCTTACACGCTGTAAACTGATCGTCTGAAATGCCCTTGTAGTTTGACAGATCAATCATCAACACTTCCTTGGTAGGGAAAGCATTGTAGGATGCAACATAGTTGTTGATCAGATCAAATATGACCTGATCATTTCTATCTTGAAAATATTCTGTTTTTAGGAAGGGGATTACTTTACGACCATAATCTTCGTTGTTGATTAGGTTGTTAAAAATCATACTTTCAATTGACATGGTATTCCTTATAGTATGTGTTACAGAAGGTAACGACAGGTGCTGAGTTAACAACACCTGTCGTTTTAGTCAATCATTATTCTGAAGTAACTGCTTCTTCTTCGTCATCAATACTACTGATCACAGAAACAACATCATCTTCTTCTTGAATGATATCACCATGGGCAACACTATACTTCTTCTCAACGAAATCACGGAAGCTCTTATCCTTTAGGATAGGAAGCCAGAAAGCTGAAGTGTTTGTAGCTTCAGACTTTACCTTGTTTTCTTCGTCAATCACGCCTGTCTTCATATCGACCTTGGCGTAAGCAGTACTGTTACCAATCTTGGTCTTTGCGATATGGCCTGATTCTTCTGCCATGTCAAGCAGACCAGACCACTTTGAAATACCACCTTCATGAAGGACGGTAACAGGGATTTTTGACTTCTCACGCACGTAGCGGCTCTTCTCAACATTGATGATGAAGTTGTAGCCAAGAAGTTCCTTCTTGTTGTCCTTCTCCTGTTGGCGACCAATGATGAAGATGTTATCGGCTGAGTAGTACGAACCAGTACCGCCGCCTACAACGTCCTTAGCGTACATCTCAAGCGTCTTGTAGGTATGGTTCACCGCAATCATAGGAATGTCCTTGATTGTAAGGTGTGGAGTGACCATACGGAAGAATGACTTTAGCTGCTTAGCACGTGTCATGTCAGTTGTTGACTTACCGTCAAGTGCGTCTTCAACTTCCTTCTTTGAAGCAAGATTGCCGATAGAATCGATGATGATGATAACACGTTCATCACGTTCAATACCTTCGATTTGCTTCATACAGTCGAACTTCAATAGTTCAATATCGGTGATTGGTGTGTGTAGCACACGATCCATGTCAATACCGAATGATTCGAAGTATGCTTGTGGAGTACCAAATTCACTGTCATAGAACAGTAGCACAGAATCAGGATACTTGTCCATGTAGGACTTCGCCATAAGCAGCGAGAATGCTGTCTTGAAGTGCTTTGATGGACCAGCCCACATAGTAAGACCCGGCGCTAGACCACCGTCTAGGCTACCAGATAATGCGATATTGATTGCTGGAATTGGTGTGGGGATCATGTCCTTCTTTGTGAAGAACTTTGACTTTGACAACATTGCGCTGTCTTTAATTGTAGATGTTTTCTTTAGTCTGTCCATTAGTGACATATATTTTTTCCTCTAGAAATCCCATATGGGATGATTGTTCTGATGTTTTGCTTATGTTTTCGTATTATTCATTTATAATATTGAGAAGCTTTGCTTTAAACTTCTCAATTTTCTCACCACGGTTTGGCCAATGAATGTAAGCATTCGTTTCACCATCCTTGGCCAAGTTGTCAAGCAGAGGTAGAATTAGATTATACATCTGCTGAACTTTAGATTGAGCACCTTCAACTGCACTAGCTACAGCCTTGTTCTCTCTTGCGATGAAATCGTTCTCGCTGATTGACGAGAAACCAAAGTCATCATCCTCTATTTCAAAATTATCCATAATATCAATCCCCAAAGAAATCCATAAGAGAAGGTCTATCGACTAGCTGCCAACCGATAGCATCAGTAATGTTTGACAGTGGAGATATGTATGCCTTCTCGAACTGTGTATGATAATCGATGTGGCGTTTCAAGTCAAGCTCTTCTGGTACAACTGCACCACAAGAAATTACAGGTGTTCGATATATGTTAGGCTCTTTGAGATAACAGAACTTGATCTTGTCACCACTAGAAATCCTCTCATATTTATCATCCAACTTCATTTTTTTCAGCAGATGATTGAAAAAAAGTGAACCTTTTACGTGAACAGGTGTTTTAAATCCAAATACCTTGTCCTTATCGGCATACTTTTCTAGATCGCTGACACCACGAGGGAAAGCAACCACTTCAAACGGACTTGCAAAGAATTCCTTTTCGAAGTCAATCACGTATTGCTGTAGTGATGCCTCATCAGCGTTCATGATAAGATTAAGAGACTTCTTAATCGCAGCACGAACGATGCCGGGTGTTGAAGAACGAATCGCCTCAATACCCATCATCTTAAGATCAGGCGGGTCATATGCAACCCCTTCACTATCATACACGTTCATGATATAACGCTTCTTAGCAATCCAGATAGCCTTATCAGCGATGTTTTCACGCTTCATGAACATCTTGTTCTCACGTGCATTCATCAGGGTTGCAAGCTCTTCATACGACTTAGTAATGAATGGCTGTAGCTTCTCCTGACAAATCTTGTCAAGCATGGCAACAGTCTTCTTCGTATCCTTATTAGGGAAGAACTTGTCAACCATGCTGTCAAGACGAATGTACACCGAGTCGGTATCGATTGCCACAACATAATCAACATCAGTGGTACCAAGTAGCTTGTTGAGATAGCGGTTAAGCTTCATTTCAATCCAGCGAATCGATAGCTGACCAGACGTTGTGATCGACTCAGCAACAGCAGTACTAAACCAGCGGAAGTACTTGTTAGCACAAGCACCATAAGCAGAGTTCAGGTTAACCTTACGGGTTTGCTGTAGGTTGTTGTACTTCGAAATAGTGTTAAGAAGTTCAGCTTTCTTTGTCTGTGCATATTCCTTCTTAGCATCCATCATCAAGCCCTTGTACTCGTTACGCTCAATGAACATACGGTTCATTAGCTCACCAAGGAAGCTTTGCTTCTCACGGCTGTACAGAGCACCATTGGCAGTCAGTGACAGGTTATGTTCATGGGCATATGACAACGATTTGAACGTTTGAGTATTCCTCAATAGTTCATCAGTAGTGTTTAGAAAACCAGCGTCATAGATCGCAAGGAATTCGTCAATACTGAATTCCATACGCTTGACAAGGTTTTCTGGACCAATACCATACTGCATGATAAGGTGTGGATACAGTGATGTAAGGTCGAAAGACACTGGCCACTTGGTTAGACCAACGTGTGGGTCTTTGACATATCCACCAACAATAGAATGCTCTGGTACGTTTGTTTCCTGTGGCTTCACAACAGTGTTGAACGACAACAGATAGTTATGAATGATAACATCCCACAAGAGCACTGAAGTCAATGCATCTTCGAAGTTTACCTTAGCATCATATGCAATGGCGAACACCATTTCAATCAGCTTAAGCTTGGCTTCAAGTTGATCGATCAGGTCAACGTCATGGATGTTGTATTCCATGTATAGCTGAAAGTTCTGTTCATATAGATCATGCAGTGATCCATACTTAGAATAGTCAAGCTTGTTCACGCCAAGCTCAAGCTCACAGATATAATCTAGGGCATAAGATTCACGTGGCGAAAGAATGAACTTCTTGTACACCTGCATGTAGTCTAGATTAGCAATGCCTACAATCTCGTAGCTCTTGTTAACCCTACCCATGATTTCTTGCTCATAAGGCTTCACCAGCCCCCATGGCGATAGCTTCTTTGAAGCACCTTCACCAAGCACACGCTCAAGACGATTGACAAGGAAAGGAATATCGTAGAATTCGATGTTCCATCCTGTCACAACTTCAGGGGAGAAGTCAGAGCTATTCCATACAGAGAGGAAGCAACGCAACATTGCTTCTTCATTAGCACATCGATAGTACTTGATGTTTTCTTTGTGCTCTACATAGTCTTTGTAGCCGAATGATGCCTTGAAGCCATTACGAGAAATGGTAATGGCAGTAATAGGAGCATCAGCAACTTCAGCAGACGCAAATCCACCACTTTCCTTCTTGGAAGTTTCGATATCGAGACCAACCACAGAAATCTGTGATGGATCATAGTCGATTGTGCGGTATTCGTCATTAAGATACGTGTAGGTGAACTTTGTCATACCATACACGGTCATGTTATCTACATCAGAATAAGTCTTAGCAAATTCACGTGCATCCGACATGGAATCAAAATCCATGCGGTGGACGGGAGTTCCATGAACGTCCTTATACTTTGTGTACTCTTCTGTATTTGAGTTGACAAAAAGGTATGGCTTATACTTCACCTTTTCTGCAAAAGGCTTACCATCCTTAATACCACGAACAAGAATATTGTTCTTAGTCGAATATGCACTAGTGTAAAACTTCATGAAACTCCCTTTGGATTAAACTGATTTGCGCCACTTACCGTTCACGATGAAGATCATCTGGCGCTTACCATTTGGATATACCACAACGTGAGCATGATGCCAAGCACTTAGTCCCTTGTTATATTCAAGGCGAAGAAGGCTTGTCGTGCCAACCGTGTAGTTGCCCTTGTCAATGACAGGGGAATGTGAGTGTCCAGTAATTGTCTTCACTGGTAGGTTAGAGAATTGCTTCGATGAACCACGTGATCCATGAACGCCAACGTCACCATGATTGGAGATTTCAATATCTGCAATCTTGTATGATCCGTCACGACCAAGGAAAATATTATTGCTCTTGAGCTTATCCGCCGCAAACAATTCAAATGGTTCAGGAATTTCACCCGAATCTTCTCTTGCAAGCAACATCTTATACCTTAGCTCGTGGAATAGCAAGGCATTTTCATAGTCAACATCAGGATTTACCGAATCCAACCAACGATATAAATGATCGTTATGGTTAGCAGCCACTACGATATTGACAGTATTCTTTGGAGTTGATCTGTCAATAAAGTCAATAGTTTCAAGCATTTCCTTACGCATCGATCCACGTTTATCTGGTGAATGATGCTTCTCATACATCGTGAAAAAGCTCTTCTTGTGATGATGGCTGATTGCATACGAATCAAGGATATCGTGACGTACAAGCTTCTCTGGCTTCAGAGTTGCAACAATCGAATCCTGTGCAAAGTATGTAGCAGCGATGACGCTTTCATCAGAGAAGATAGCATGTTCATCACCAGTTACAAGACCTAGCGTTTTCTTATGGCCAAGTGACACACTGTTACTAGTGTAATAACCATTAACGTCATAGAAGCCTTCACCGTCAAAATTGAGGTGACGAATGAAGAAGTCACCGTCATTATCAATTTCAACAACAGCAGCAGACATTGAATGATTGAATGCAGCCTTGTATCCCATCTTTGTTGTACTGTAATGCTTTTCAGTGATGGCACCAGTAGTGGTGACAATCGCAGGATACTTGTCTGCATTACGTGGAAGGGTCTTCAATGCGACCTGTGGATGCCCAATAATGAGTGATGCACCCTTTGACATACCGTCAACACCCGTTAGTGGGTTTTCTGTCGTTGCCTGTGTCTTCAGACCACCAAGAGCACGAACATTTGGTAGCAACTCAAGATTGTTTTCCACAAGATATGGAACAATACTGGCAGGATAATCGACTTCATCACTTGTATGAATCATTGATGGGTTACGATAGCGAATCGGAAAGATCACAAGACGTGCATCACGTGAGGTGCAATAACCTTGAAGCGAACGTAAAAACTTATCGTTTACTTCTGTGTTATTTACAGCACATGTGAATACAAATACCTTTGACTTTAGAAGGTCATTGATAAAGTCATCATCACGAACATAAAGCAAATCATCGTTGAGAACGAAGTCTTCTTCTTCCTCACCAACATCATTTGTGGTTGTAGGGACAACGAAAGTATTTTCGCAGTCTAAACACTTATAGCCTAAGCCTTTCTCTTTGCCCATGAAGCGCATACCAAGCTTCTTCAGGTTGTCAGAGTTACAGTCTATGCAATGCATATAATCTCCAATTTTAATAAATAAAGTACTGGAACAATTTATTCCAACATAATGCGTATCTCATATCAACAATGAAGTCAAGGAGAATATTATGGCTTTTAAATTATCTGCAAGATCATTAAAGAGACTCGAAGGAGTCGATCCAAAACTAGTAAGTGTAGTGAAACGTGCTATTGAAATTAGTAAGGTTGATTTTGCCGTGACAGAAGGACTCAGAACTGCCGCTGCACAAAAGAAATTCGTGGCTGCGGGTAAGTCTCAGACAATGAACAGCAAGCATATCACAGGCGATGCTGTTGATCTTGTGGCATATGTCGGAAAAAACATTTCTTGGGAACTTAACCTGTACGACGATATTGCTGATGCTATGAAGCAAGCTGCAAAAGAGCAGGGTGTGTCATTGACATGGGGTGCAGCTTGGAATATTAAAGATATTACACAGTGGAAAGGTACCATGGAAGATGCGATGAATCACTATGTTGATACTCGTCGCAGTCAAGGCAAGCGTCCATTTATTGACGGTCCACATTTCGAACTTACTGTCGGTTAACTTATAACGAAGACGGGTATCTCCATGTCCATATTGCTACGGCAAGCATGGTGATACCCGTCCAGAGTATTGCTTTGAGGTTTCCAGTGGTAAACCACATGATTGCAAGTGATGATGACATAACCGCCACCATCATGTACTTTGCTTTCAACGGAAACACTCTATGATTGGTCCAGTTAGTCAAAAACTCCCCAAACCACTTATGATTGTATAACCAATCGTGCATCTTCTTTGAAGACTTTGCGAAGCAATAAGCAGCAAAGACCAGAAAGATGCTGAAGGGTATCCCCGGCACAATGAAGCCAATGTACGCCATCGCTAGCGATAACATTCCTAGACTGTACCAGAGGATTCTCTTCATTAAATAAACAACATAGCAAAAATTAAAGCAAGAACACAGCTTGCAATAGCTGTACCGAATGTTCTAGACACAATCACTTCAGTTGGTGTTTGTTTCACTTCATCTAAAAATGACATGGTTTATACCTTTTCTTTAATTTCAATCTTCACAGGCTTTTTTTCCTCTGGGATGATTGCTTCCAGAACGACCTTAAGAATACCGTTCATTAGTTCAGCGTTCTTAATTTCTACGTTATCAGCGAGTGTGAATTGACGTGTGAAGGGGCGCATTGCAAGTCCCTGATGAATAAATGCTGGCCAAGTCCATTCACCCTTGGTATCCTTCTCAGCAAGTTGTCCCTGCTTGACATTACCCTTGATGATAAGATTACTTCCAGCAAGTTCAACTTCAATGTCTTGCTTGGAAAATCCAGCAACAGCCATCTCAATGGTGTACTTGTTTTCATCAATCTTCATGATGTTGTATGGGGGATACTTTGATGCAAACTTTACTGCTTGCTCTGCGTTCTCAGCTAACTTCTTTACGATAGGCTCAAAGCCAACAAAAAATGCGTCAATTTTAAAAGCTTCATTGAACTTCTTTGAGATATCATTCATATTTTTTCTCCTATTATAAGCGAGTTTTAAAAATCCTTACCCATTAGGCGTAAGGTCATGGTTGTTATGCTACGCTGGCACAGCCATGAAAGCCTTGATAGACCAACAGCCGATAGGCAGTGGCTCATTCTATTTAGTAGCGAAGACCACGAGCCTTATCACGTTCATCACGCTTTTTCTGTGCGAGACGTTCCTTATAGGTGATGAAACTGATAACCATACCAAATCCAAACACTGCCATAATAAACGTGGAGGGTAGCCACAGCATTGATAGCAATACAGTTAGGATCAAATACCCTACACCAACTGATACAGGGATCATGATATCCTTAATTGTTTCCTTGAACAATTCTTTATCTTCAATTGCCATTATTCTTCTTCCTTTCGATGATCATCTTGACAAGATCAATGATCGTAAATACAATCCAGATAAGAACAACGTTTACCCAAAAAACTGCATTGCCGACATGTTCGCCTGATACTACCAAAGATAAGGCAGAACCAAAAAATGAAGCGATAACACCCCACGCCAAATTTTGCCAAATCAACTTAAAAATTTTAAACATTTTCATTCTCCACAAAATTCAAAAAATATAAATACATTTAGCACACTCATTGATAAAGGTACTAAAATGTTTTTATACTGGATACGAGATAACACACACTCAGATATAAGTCAAGAAGGTTATGTAGGAATTTCAAAAAACCCCGAAAAAAGATTTAAAACACACAAAAAATCAAAACATAAAGTAGGTAGTGCCATTAGAAAATACAACATCGAAACTTTCGAAATAATTTTCGAAGGATCAGAAGAAGAATGCCTATTAAAAGAACATCAATTAAGACCATCTGATAACATTGGTTGGAATGAAGCAACTGGCGGAGGCAAACCCCCATCAACTTTTAGCAATACTAAGGGGCATAAAAAAAGTGAGGCTGCTAAAAAGTCATGGACACCAGAAAGAAAATCAAATCAATCTCAGTTCATGAAAAATAACACTATATCACCAAAAACAACCTCTGATGAATTGAAGAAAAAAAGAAGTGAGAATGCCAAACTTCGATATGAAAATCCTGATGAAAGAAGAAAATTATCAGAATTGATGACTGGAAAAAAACGTGGAAAATACAATATGACCAAAGAATATCCTACAATTCAATGTCCTCATTGCGATGTTTCATCTAATAAACATGGATCATGGAGTTCAATGAAAAGATGGCACTTTGATAATTGTAAATCTAATCCACATAGATTAGTTCCACACCAGATTCTTTAAACATCTGCCTACTTATATCCCAATTAAAAGTATCCTCTCTTTTTGGACGGTATGTCACGACCCTTGTAATACCCTTCTGGATGATTGACTTGGCGCATTCTACGCACGGCTCTAGAGTTACGTACATAGTACAGTTATCTACCATCATGGGAGCATTGTCAAGAGCATTTCGCTCTGCATGAGCAACAAATAGATACTTTGTTGGGCGATCATCATAGCGTTCATGGCGATCATCCACACCACGAGGAAAGCCATTGTAGCCAACAGAAACAATACGCTTCTTGTCGTCCACGATAACAGAGCCTAGCTTAGTGCTAGGGTCTTTAGACCACGTGGCAACGTGCTCACATAGATCAAGGAAACGCTTATTCCAATCGGTCATTTTTCTATCCTTGTTATATGTTCGATGATGATCGATTTGATCAGACTTCCAAATAGCAAAAAACTGCTCAGAAGTAAAGAAAAAATAATCGTATCATTGTTTGGCAATTGATCGTAAAGACCGATCATGATAGCTTCATTTATGAAGATTGCCATCAATAAACAAATAATTAGTCTGAATATGGTTCTCACGCCACTTCCTTGCCTAGTGAATCTTCACTGAGACATTCAGAAGAAAACTGTGAAATTGCACGTGACATAGCCAGTGCAGTTGTCTGCATGTCTTCAGGCGAAGCACCTTCTTGTACCATATACCTGAAGCCATATGCAATCATAGTCATTGCTTCGTCAAAAAAATCATTCATCTTCGATAAACCTCAAATCGTAAAGCTCTGCTTTATACCAATCAAGAATTGCTTTCCAGTGCTGTTCAACTGGACCGCCAGTAATATAACCAACGCCAGCAATGGATTGCCAGAACCTCAAGTTCTCTTCGTACTTTTTCTTTTTGATACGAAGCTGTTTTTGTTCATCGTCATAATAGCCGATTTCACTAGCATAGTGTCCCATCAGTATTCAATCCTATGAATAAACTTGAACTTTTGCTCGTCATTCCATGACATGAGATAATCATTGTCTTCATTAAACAATCGAAGATACTCTTTATCATCGATTTCACGCACAGAAGATACAATCTCATCAAGATGCTTCTGTGAGAATTCATCGTCTATATTGTTCATAACTACTTCATCGGTAGCATGTGTAGCTTCATCAGCTTCAACGACATACCTCATACGATAGATAGACAATGTTTCAACAAGATACTTAGGCATAATTACTGCTCCTGTCCACTCTTCTTACCGACACGCAATTCATAGTCATCTGAAGACATAAAAAATGATAAGACGGCTTCAAAGTGTTTGATTAATTTAAGGTTATTAGCCAAATTACAAGCCTCAAAAGCTTCAAGTGAGTCCTTTGCCAAAAGTTTATCAGCCAGTTTACGATTACTGTGAAGCATATTCAAAATGTTTTCTACAGTGATCTTGTCAGCAAGAATATCATCAATATGTAAATTCATATTACCACTCCGGTCCACTAATAACATCAGTCTTCTTATATACCTGAAACCAATCTACACCATACGCAGGGCAGACGTGGATTGATTCTGGTAGATCATTCAAATCCTTTACACCACCTTCACCGCAAATGAAATAGATACCACCCATTTTTTCTGCAAGAAGTTCGTGCTTGATAAGAGATTTAAGTTTCCTAAGCTCTCTAAGCTCACCTTCATAGGCTTCAAGTTCAAGGTTCATTATCGTTTCC